AGAAGTCAGATACACAGTGGATGGTAGAGCAGACTGAAAAGTTCTGCAAAGAAAAAGCCATATACAATGGTATCATGGAATCCATTGGAATCATTGAGGGCAAGGATAAAGAAAAGACCCAAAATGCTATTCCAGAGATCATGTCAAAGGCTTTGTCTGTATCTTTCGATACCAGAGTCGGACACGATTTCCTTGAAGATGTCGATGAGCGCTATGAGTATTACCATCGTGTAGAGGAAAAGATTGGATTTGATCTTGAGATGTTTAACAAGATCACCAGAGGTGGAACGCGAAAGAAGACATTGAACGTAGTGATGGCTGCTTCAGGTGTAGGCAAGAGCGCATTCTTGTGTCACCATGCAGCATCTTGTCTTTCTCAAAATTTGAACGTTCTTTATATCACTCTTGAGATGGCAGAAGAGGAAATTGCAAAGAGAATCGATGCAAACCTACTTGACACGGATATGCATATCCTTGAGCAAATGCCTCTGACACAGTATGAAAGCAAGGTTGATAGCCTCAAAAAGACTTGTCGTGGAAAGCTTATCATCAAGGAATATCCTACGGCAGCAGCCAACGTAACTCACTTCCGTAATCTTATGGAAGAATTGAAGATCAAGAAGAAGTTTGCGCCAGATGTGATCTTTGTAGATTATTTGAATATCTGCTCATGTGCCCGATTCAAGCTAGGCAATGGTATGAATAGCTATACCTACGTTAAGGGAATCGCAGAAGAGCTCCGTGGTCTTGCCAAGCAGTTCAATGTTCCTCTATGGACAGCCACTCAGGTTAACCGTGAAGGTGCGAAGAGTAGCGACATGGAGATGACAGATACTTCGGAAAGCTTTGGCTTGCCTCAGACCGCAGACTTCTTCTTTGCGCTCATTGAGAATGATGAGCTGGCTGAAGCAGGTCAGCTTATGGTCAAGCAGCTAAAGAACCGTGGTAACGATCTTACAAAGAATAGAAAGTTTTTGATTGGTGTCAACAAATCTAAGATGAAATTTTATGATGTTGACAATACAAACAACAATCTTGTCAATTCAAATAACACCGAAGAGGAAGCCTACGGATCTGGTTTTGATGGTCAGGCATTCAATCCAAAGTTTGGAAAGAAAAAGAACAAGGCCGTAAACTGGACGTTTGAGGAATCTACGTGAGCATATATATTGACAAGAAATATGTGAATCTTGTTTCTGGTTCCCTTGAGAAGTTTAAGTGGAAAAAAGATTCACTAGCTACATGCAGATGTTTTAAGTGTGGCGACTCAAAGAAAAATAAGTCCAAGACAAGGGGATATTTCTTTGAGCATAAAGGAAATTATGTATACAAGTGTCACAATTGCGGTTTTACCTGTAATTTATACGGTGTTCTTGAGTCTATTAGCCCATCACTCTGCAAGGAATATGCGTTTGAGGTCTATAAAGATAAAACACCAGAAACAATTAAAGAACAAAAGCCTGAAAAAAGACATCCTGTATTCACGGAATTGGGCACACGGCTTGACCTCCTAAATAATGAGCACAAGGCAGTAAAGTATGTTGAATCTAGAGAAATACCGAAAGAAAAATATAGTAATTTTTATTACTGCCCTGATTTCAGCAAGGTCATGTCGTCCTTTGACCGTGAAGGTCGGTCAGAGGCCAGACTCGTCATACCTTTTTACAATGAAGAAGGCAGACTCATCGGTGTTCAGGGGCGGTCTTTTGACGATGGAAATCCATCACTCAGATACATAACCCTAAAGGAAGAAGGTCAAGAAAGACTTTGGTATAACTTAGATAAAGTGGATCCTCATAGTACGGTATATGTGACAGAAGGACCTATTGATTCTATGTTTATTCCAAACGGGATAGCAATGCAGGGGGCTGGATGGCTTGAGGACCTTCCTGCCAAAATTCAAAAATCAAAAGTAGTTTTTATTTTTGATAATGAACCAAGAAATTCTGAAATCGTTAGTTTGTTGGGAAGATATATTGATGCCGGAAGAAATGTAGTAATCTGGCCTGATGAAATATCCAAGAAAGACATTAATGACATGGTAAAGGTTTACGGCCAAAGTATGGTGTTAAAGCTTATCATCAATAATGTTTATTCTGGACTCAAAGCAAAAATAAAGTATACTTACTGGAAGAAGGTTTAAATGAATAAAGATAATGAAGACATGTCTGAAGAAGACATTTTAAAAGCAAGTGAAGCGTATCTAACATTTGTACAGAGATTTGGCGAATATGTAAAGGAAATGAATCCTGAACTATGGCATCGCGCTAGAGAGTACGCTGCCGATTTTACAAAAATTTCTGGTGTTACCATTGAGTTGGTTGATAATGACGAGGAAGCAGATGACAGAGATACCGAACATAAAAATGGCGCAGACTAAGTATTTTGTTTTAGATCATGGCCATGTTGACTTGATCGATTACATGGGGTCTGATCTCAGCGTTGTTAATGCTGCAAGAGTTTCCTTTAACAAGGAAAGCCATTGGGATTCAGAAAAAAACTGGACTGGTTATCAAGAACAAAAGTTGCTGGAGAAAGATACAAAACTTATTAAGTATCTTGCAAAGCATAACCACTTTACTCCGTTCTGCCATCCGCAGATCAGCCTACGCATCAAGTGCCCGATCTTTGTTCGTGCACAACTTGGTAAGCATCAGATTGGTCTAGTAATGAACGAGGTCAGTCGCAGATATGTTACATTTGAACCCGAAGTTTATGTTCCAATGTGGCGCGGTGCTCCTACCGATGGAGCAAAGCAAGGAAGCAGTGGTGCAATTGAAGATATGGATCTCTGCATTAGACTCAGGCAGGAATACCAAACAGTCCTGAATGAATGTCTTGATCTTTACAATAAACTTTTGGCAGATGGTGTCGCTCCTGAACAGGCACGTTCAATATTGCCACAAGGAACTTATACGGAATTTGTGTGGACTGGTTCTCTCTACGCATTTGCCCGCGTTTATAACCTGAGAATTGACAGTCATGCACAATGGGAAATTCAAAAATTTGCCGAGGCAATTGGACAAATTATTGCTCCACTTTTCCCAGTTTCATGGCAAACTCTAACAACTAAATAAAGACACCCACCAAAGGAGTCTCAAATATGGCAGAAACTTTATCACCTTTTCAATCGTTTATTTTTATTTCTCGCTACTCTCGTTGGATGCCCGATTACAATCGCCGGGAATCATGGGAGGAATGTGTTGACCGTTGGTGGAAATACTTTACCGCTAAGGTTCCGCAACTTGCAGAGCGTCCAGATGTGAAGGAAGCAATCCTCAATCTTGAGGTTCTTCCTTCCATGCGCAGTTTGATGACTGCTGGTCCTGCATTGGATCACGATAATACTTGCTTGTACAACTGCTCGTACTTGCCAATCGATAGTCTTGATTCGTTTGCGGAACTTTTTGTTGTTCTCATGAACGGTACTGGTGTTGGTTATTCTGTTGAACACCAATACACTGACAAGCTCCCACAAGTTGCAAACAAGATTGAAAAGGTCTTTAACATCACTTATGTTGTTGAAGACTCAAAGGAAGGTTGGGGCAATGCAGTTAAGTTTATCATGGATCACCTTTATGCAGGTCGTCACGTTAAGTGGGATCTGTCGAAGATTCGTCCAGCGGGTGCAAGACTGAAGACCTTTGGTGGTCGTGCAAGTGGTCCTGCTCCTCTTGACAATCTGTTCAAGTTCATCGTCAAGGTGTTCTACAACGCACAAGGACGCAGACTCACTGCTCTGGAATGCCACGACATCTGCTGCGCAATTGCAAATGCAGTCATCGTCGGTGGCGTTCGTCGCTCTGCTATGATCTCTCTCAGCGATCTTTCGGATCGTGAGATGGCTCTCTGCAAGAGCGGTGCATGGTGGGAGCAGGCTGGATTCCGTTCCTACGCAAACAACTCTGCTGTTTATCGTGGTCGTCCTCCGATGGGCCAGTTCCTTGAAGAGTGGACTTCGCTCTACAACAGCCACAGCGGTGAGCGTGGTATGATTAACCGCAAGGCATTGCAGGAGCAAGCAGCCAAGTGGGGTAGAGACGAGAACTGTGAGTATGGCACAAATCCATGCTCTGAGATCATCCTGAAGCCATTTGAGTTCTGCAATCTCTCAACTGTCGTTGTTCGTCCTGACGACACTGCTGCTTCTTTGAAGAAGAAGATTGAGATTGCCACCATCATCGGTACGGTTCAATCTACCTTCACTGACTTCCCATACCTTCGTCCCGAATGGAAGAAGAATTGCGAAGAGGAGCGTCTACTCGGTGTCAGTATGACCGGAATCTACGACAACAAGTTAACCAGTGGCCTTGAAGGCAAGCCAAAGTTGGTGCGTCTACTTGAAACTCTCCGTGACCATGCGACGGCAACTAACATGAAGTGGGCAGAGAAGCTTGGCATCAATCCAAGCAAGTCCATCACATGCATCAAGCCAGAGGGAACGACTTCGTGCTTGGTTGATTCGGCATCAGGTCTCCACCCACGTTATGCTGAACACTATTATCGTAGAATTCGTATTGACAAGAAGGATCCAATTTACAATCTTATGAAGGATCAAGGCGTTCCTTGCGAAGATGATGTGATTAATCCTAATAACACAGCGGTCTTTACCTTTGCTATGAAGGCCCCAAGAGGCACAATTACCACGGAAGATCTCCGTGCATTGGATCACTTGGATCTGTGGAAGACTTATCAGGAACATTACTGCCATCACAAGCCATCGATCACCGTCAACTACAAGGATTCTGAGTTCCTTGAAGTCGGTAACTGGCTCTGGGAGAACTTTGATGTCGCAACAGGCATCTCGTTCCTTCCCGGTGGTGACAATCACACATACGCTCAGGCTCCATTTGAGCAAATTGATTCTGCAACATATGCAGCGCACCCGAAGGTTAAAGTTAACTTTAAGGAGCTCTCTAAATATGAGGCAGAAGACAATACTGAGTCGGCAAAGGAATTTGCCTGCAGTGCTGGTGGTTGCCAGATAGTCTGATTCTTCACTCCTCGGTAGCTCAGTAGGTAGATGCGAGAAGCTGTTAACTTCTATGTCGCTGGTTCGATTCCAGCCCGAGGAGCATAAAAAATCAAAAGATTTTACCCCCGCAAGGGGGTTTTTTATTCTAAATATTTTTGCCATGTTGCTGAGGCCATTAATCCTCGCAGTTGTGATGGCGACAAGCGTTGCTTGCAATTCGCTATCGTCTCCTCCAAAACAAGTTGAATCAGAACAGGAAAAAACACAAGGAGTAGCGGAAGTCCCCGCATTCTTATTGGATTCTTCGAAGTACGATTCCATCGGGCTAGCTGAGGATGACCGCTACTCCTGTGTAGGTGCTATAGTTACACAATCAGGTGATGTAATAGGATCTGCGGTTCTTATTCATAGAAATGCAATACTTAGTGCACAGCATTGTTTTGCATTGTCCGACGATCCTCCAAAATATTTTTGGACTCATGGAGGACAATTTTTAAGAATTGGTAAAGTACACAAAGCAAGTCCATATGTTCCGGGGTTTCCAATGAACGATATTGTTCTTTGCATCTTAGAGGAAGACTGTTATGAACCTCCAGCAGAACTTTCAAAAATACCGTGGGATCTAATTCCGGGAGAAGAAGTTATTACTGTTGGGTGGAGCCTTGGCTACAAAAAGGTCAGCGAGAAGGGTCTAATGCGCTATTACGGCTCTCTTATTGAAGACGGGGGCCAAGTTATGAGAATGCTTGCACTTAATGGCTCAGTTTATTATGGTGATTCGGGTGGCGGAATTTTTGAAGACTCTGGAAAATTGGCAGGAATAATATCATTCTTCGGTGTAGATCCATCTTCTGGGAATGTAATAGATAATGGAGCCATAAAAGTTTGTTACTATTACGAGTGGATAGATAATATTATGAAAGAAAGGTTCTGTGATTGGCCTTGGTACGAAGAATAAATATCTATGTTCCACATGTTAATAGGTGTAGATTATTCGATAACATGCCCGTGTCTCTGTCTATATGACGAGAGAAAGCCATTTACATTTGATAACTGTTTTTTTTACTACCTAACAAATACTAAAAAATACGCAGATAAAATTTTACCAAACATCACTGGTGAAAGTTTTCAGGAATATGTGGCCGATGTTGATAGATTTGACAGTATTTCAGACTGGGCTATAAATTTGTGTATTGGAGCCTCCGAGGTAGCCATAGAAGGCTATTCGTATGGTTCTCAGGGAAGAGTATTCCATTTGGCCGAGAATATGGGAATCTTTAAACACAAGCTCTACAAGGCCGGGGTTCCTCTGACGGTCGTAGAGCCGTCCAAGTCAAAGAAACACGCCACAGGCAAAGGTAACGCTGATAAAGCCCTAATGTACGAGACCTTCAGCAAAGAAACCAATACCAATTTATTATTAAGTTTTGGGCAAAAAACTTTGTCAAATCCAATAACTGACATTGTAGACAGTTATTACATTTTAAAATATTTGGTCAATAACAAAAATTAACGTACAAATCTTCCACCGTTTAATTTTGAAGAATAGTCTAATTTGTCATGGTATCTCTTTGGCACGTTTGCCTTAAGTTTATCCATAACTTCTTTCCATGCCCCACCATTAACTTTTGTTGGAGTCAATGTCGTATCCATTGCAATTGAATTGCTTTGCTGACTCCAGTCTTTAATAATCTTTTTCTTTTTGCAGTTTGGACACTTTTCTTTGATAGGATTGTCAGATTCACTCATTTTCAAAAATAACTCAAATGAATGATCGCATGCCTCGCACTTGAATGAATAATTTGGCATATTAAGTCTTCCTAAAACTAATTAGCATTTGCTCAAACAAAAATCCATAGGATGGTTCTTTTGGTTTTGATTTGAGAACCATTTTTGCTTCTTTTGGAGTTCTGTTTCCTTTAAACAAGTTGCAATCTTTGCACGCAGTTACAAGATTGTCCCAAGTAGAACCGCCACCTTTGGATTTAGGAACAATATGGTCAACTGTAGCAGTACGATCACAAAGATCGATGCCGCAATACTGACAACAATATTTGTCACGTTGCATGATATTTTTACGATTTGCAGCCACCTTTTTAAATGGCAATTTTACGTAATATTTTAGTATCAAAACTTTTGGAATTTTGACAATTTTTGATACAGAAACTACCTCGTAGCATTCTTGTGATTCATCTAGCCAAACTTTATCTTTGGCTACAAGCTTAAAAGCTTTAGAGATAGTGATAATATTCAGGGGAGTATTATCTTGGTTTAACAGGAGTACCTGTTTTTTCATACCTTTTAAGTATTTATGAAATTCTAAATATTTTACAGCCATGGATAAAAAATCAGATAGACAATTTTATTGGGAAGTTAAAGACTTTATGACCTCCAAGAAGCCAATTAATGAGCAGGTCAAGAAACCATCTAGATTGGTTGACAGTGCTAAAACTATCTTGGAAGAAAATAAGCCATTTAAACAACAAATACACGGATCAAATTCTAACACCGTAAACGGTATCCGTCAAGCATTAGATCTTATTCAAAATAATGAAAAAAGATTTAAGCCAGAATGTAAAGCCTTTACAAAGAATGTTGATACAAATCCATTCAGAAGTTTGAATGAAGGTTACTGGGATGATTTTATTTCCGGGCTAACAGCAAAAGCTAAAGACTTTATGGCTCCAGCTCCTGCAATGACCGCAGCAGAATCTCAAGAAAGAGCTAGAAAAAACAGAATGCGTTCAGCCACTTCAAGGACCGCAGGACAATCCGAGATGGAACGTGCAGCTGGTGTTGCAATGCCAACTTCCGATGAATTGATGAGAGAGGTTGACAAACAGGATGTTAAGCCCGGTACACCTCTCACAAGAGAGCAAATGAGAATGCGTGAACTTGCTGGACAATTAAAGCGCGAAGAAGGCTTAGAGCAATTGGCTGCTGACGAAGCAGAGCGCAGAGAAACTGGTGCTCCTACTCCACAACAAACTGCATCTGGTGCTATGGTTACCGATGCAGAAACAAAAACCGCAGATGAAACACAAGCAGCTGCAGCAGAAGAAACTCCTGCACCAACTCCAGTAGAGGAGCCTGAACAACAACCTCAATCTGGAGAATTTGTTGGTAAAGACATAACTCAACAAACCCCGGATCAAATAGCTGCAATGAACGATCCGAATAGGGGCGGTCAAAGCGGAATCTTTGGTGATAAGCAAAACAAGCCACAAGCAACACCACCCAATGTAGATAGAGAAAAATTTGTCAAGGGACGTACTGAATACTGGAAGAGAAGAAACTTAGAACGAAGACAAGAAGCTGAAGAAAAACTCGCTAGAATGGGCCAAATTGATGTGTCGAAACAATCTTCCTCTGGCAGAGGGACAATTGAAGTCAACAGACTAAGAGCTCAAAGAGAACTAGAAGGTTCAAAAGACATGTCTGATGAGAAGATTGCTGGAATGGTTGAACGTGAAGCAGAAATTAAATTTAGAACACCAGAACAAAAAGCAGCAAAGGAAGCGGAAAATCGTGCTGTTGTTGCAGATTTAGCAAAGAAGGCTGATGAAGTAAGAAGAAAAGAAGCTGAATCAAAAATGGCAAGCCAAACACAAACTGGCACGAAGACACAATCAGCATCTCAAACCGCACCAAAATCATATAGGATCTAATCATGGACCAAATAACTAAACTTTATTATTACAAGGCTCTACAACTTCAAGAACAAGTAGCACAACTAGAAAAAAAACTACAATTGTTGAGTGAAGAACCAACTACTGCACCCAAATATGGTCGCGGAAAAAGAAGTGGTCTTGTAGGAGGTTCACCAACCGCCCAAGGCGATGAAGATGTTGATTTTACTGGTGGAAATGTTGATAAAAAAAGTGGTGCATGGACACCAAGTTCTGGTGGTCCAGCCGTTGCCGATAGTGAAGCTGGTGATATTGAAATTGAAAATAGAATGAGAGGTATCGCCCGTGGTGGTGGTTTATTTGGAAAAGGTGTTGAACAAACCGAGCAAACACCAGCATACATGGAAATGAAAGGTGAGTTAGAAAGAAGAAAGGCCGCAAGAGAAGCAGCAAAGAAAGGCGGCGGTCAACAAAAACCGCAGGCTACACAACCAACAGATGGAGCCGGGACCAAAGGGGGGGCTGGAGCCATTTCATCTGGCGAAGCCTCGGGAACAGAAGTTCCCAGTGGTAGTGTTCCCAAACAATCAATGACTCAACCAAAAAATGAAAAAATTGATCTTCCTGAACCAAAAGGTCCGGTTGATACTGGAAGACAAAGACCACAACCTGCTTCACAGCCAACCGTTCCGACAGGCAAGGCTGAAGGTGATTCTGGTGTTGACCCAAAACTTGTAGTTTTGGGTCTTGCTGGTGCTGGATTGGCAGGAAAAGCGATTTACGATAGATATGCTAGACAACGCGGCAAATCTCTTAAACCCGGAGAAGCCGCTAAACCAACACCAAAAGCTCCGGAAGCAACAAAAACACAAGCAGGCAAAACTCCCAAACCCGGAGAAGCCGCTAAACCAACACCAAAAGCTCCGGAAGCAACAAAAACACAAGCAGGCAAAACTCCTGTTACAAAAGCACTTAATTCACGTGCTGCTGGAACTCCAATGACTGGGACGATTTCAGAAAAACCACTTCCGCCTGAAACCACAATTGGTGGAAAACCAGTAGCAAAAGGCAAAGGAACAGTCGCAGATCGTGCAGCCGTTGGAAGAGATCTTTTGAGAGCAAGAGCAGAGGCTGCAAAGGCCGTTGCAGATGCAAAGGAAAAAGCAGTTGCCCCACAGAAACCAACAGCAGGAACTGCACAACCAGCCCAAACAGCAAAACCAACAGCGACCCCCAAATCAGTTTCAACTGGTTCCCAAGTTACAAATGTTGCAAAAGGTCTAGGAAAAGGTGTTGGATCTTTTGGAGCGGGGCTTGGTGGTTATTTTATCGGAAGAAGTTTATCAGACGCCGCACTGGGTGCTGCTGGTGTTGAAGATGGGGTAGCAAAAGATATTACAGGAGAAGCTATAGGTGGTGCTGCTGGCGGTGTAGCTGGTGCTGCAGCAGGAACTGCTCTTAAAGGTGGTGGTCTTATTGGTCTAAAGGCTGCTGGCGCTGCTGCTGGAACAGGTGCATTAGCTGGATTGGCTGCTTATGGTGGTTATAAAGCTGGTGAAGCCATTTCTAATATAGAAGTAGATGAAAAGGGAACCACGGTTTCTGATGTTGCGGGTAAAGGAATTTATGACATCTACGGAAAGATGACCGGAAAGGGAACTTCTTCACAGCAACTAAATACAAAGCCAACAGGTGTTGCTGGAGGCGATCCAAATAAGATGGCCCAAAACGCAGCAGAAGAAGCAGAAGAAGAAAAGCAAAAGAAAGCTGAGATGGAAGAAAGAATTGCCAGAGCAGCAAGCAAAAGAAAATCGATGTAATGAAAAAGTTAAATCCAATAATTCATCAAATTTTAGAGGCTCGTTATCAACAAAATTTGAATGAGTTTGTTGGAACATTGGTAAAAACTGTAGTAAAGAATGTTGCAAAGGGCGCAGCAAAGGGAGTAAAGCCATCGGTAAGACCACCTGTTAGACCTAGTGTTCCTGCTCCTACCCCCTCTCCATATCAACCACCAAAGCCAGCTCTTCCCGGTGCAAGACCAGTTCAACCGCCACCACAGTTTGATCCAAACAGACCATTTTGGAGACCGGGGCAACCAAAGCCAACAACACCCCCACCGGGACAGGCACCTGCACAGGCTCCAACGGCTCCAGTGCAACCAGCTCCAGCACCAGCTCCAGCAACACCGAAACCAGCTCCTGCTCCAACACCGAAACCAGCTCCAGCACCGAGACCAGCACCAGCTCCAGCTCCTGCTCCTGCTCCAGCACCGAGACCAGCACCAGCTCCTGCTCCTGCTCCTGCTCCAGCACCGAGACCAGCACCAGCTCCTGCTCCAGCTCCAGCACCGAGACCAGCACCAGCTCCAGCTCCTGCTCCTGCTCCAGCACCGAGACCAGCACCAGCTCCTGCTCCTGCTCCTGCTCCAGCACCGAGACCAGCTCCAGCACCGAGACCAGCTCCTGCCCAACAAAGAGCTCCACGGAGAGTTCCGCCAAGAGTTCCAGTTCCACGAAAATTACCTCCAAAAGTTCCGCCAATCCCACCAATTGGATTTGGTCTAGGTGGAGGTGGAGACGAAGAAGAAAATCTAAAAGAAGTTGGAGAACAGGGTGCTCTTATTAAAGGAGATGTAAATCTCATTGGGGATGTGATGGGAATGGCAAGAATGGCAAGACTTCTTAGAATTTCACAATAATTCTGGAAAAGTTAAATATATGTGTCATTATACAGTGAATTATTATGTCTTTATCCGATTTTAAAAAATTTAATCATAAACCAATAAAAATAGAAGCTTCTTTAAAAGAAGTAAACACCGATGGAAAGAGATTTTATGAAACTCCAGACGGTGTTTTTCCTAGTGTAACGAGTGTTGTTGGTTTTGAAAAACAAAAATTTTTCTCGCAATGGAGAGCAAAGAATCCAGAGGAAAGTAAAAGAGTTACTTCCAGAGGAACAAAATTTCATTCTCTCCTAGAAAATTACATAAACAATGAAAACATAAATTTAGATGAAGTGCATTCTATGCAAAAATCTTTGTTTTCATTGATAAAGCCAGAAATAGACAAAATTGATAACATAATTGCAATCGAAACCCCCCTCTGGTCCAAGACTTTAGGTCTTGCTGGAAGAACAGATTGTATCGCAGAATATGATGGTAAGCTTTCGATAATAGATTTCAAAGCAAGCACCAAGGAAAAACGCAAAGAAGATATCGATAACTATTTTGCTCAGGCTACAGCATATGCACTCATGTTCCAAGAAAGAACAGGCATTGTTGTGGATAATTTTGCAATTATTATTGCTTGCGAAGATGGAATAATGCAAGTCTTCCAAGGAAAGCCTTTACACTACGTTAAGCATCTTTTCAATCTGATTAAAAAATATAAGGAAGCAAATGCACTACCAAGAGATTAAAACTTTGGAGGATATGGTGAATACCAGAGGTTCAAAACTCTGGACACAAATGAACGACAACTCCAAAGCAGCAAAATTTAGAGCAGCTTTCGTTCAGCAACATGGAGGGTTCTTTATTCAAGAGGGTCGTTATTGGCTCTGGAAGAGTCCCATAGAAGAAAAGAACGGTTACTGGCTAAAAAGAGCAGACACAGGAGAAAAAGTATTCTTTGAAAATATGACAGAGTTTGGAAAGCAACATGGCCTAACTGCTGTAAAGATTTGCGAACTTTTAAACGGAAAAAGAAAGACTTACAAAGGTTGGACTGCCGTTGAAATCCGGGCTGTAAAAGAGACAAATGGTGCAAATGTAAAAGAAAAGAAGCCAAAGAAGAAAAAGATAGCAATTACGAACTCAGCTATATTCATTGATACGAATACCAATGAAATTTTACAAGTTCCAAATATAAGCGAGTTTGCCAAAACAAACAATCTTGATTACGCAAACTTAAGAAAAGTTGCAACGGGCAAGGCAAAAAGCTACAAAAATTTAAAACTTTTTAACCCATTGGAAAAATATAAGGAATCTTCTGAAGGCTAAATAATTTGAGATGAACTTCACTGATCTTATATTAAAATTGGACGAAGCCCGCGCATCTACTCAAACACCCAAAACGGGTGAAACTATGCGCAAGGACAGACTAAAATCCACTGCCTCCGACAACAAGGCAAAGGATGCTGCACGCAAGCGTGCAGAAAGAGCAAGACAAGTTCCAAGAGAAAAGAAGTCCAAGCAAGAACTTATCAAAGAAGTAATTTTGGTTAGAACATCCTCGGGTCGCGTTCAATTAATCTTTAAAGATTCTTTTGACAAAAACAGACACGACAGAATCAGCAAAGAGGAGATGAGCGTTGAAGAAGCCCAACAAGCCACAAAAGACCCAAAGTTTGAACAAACCCGTGCTTCTCAGCTTTTATTTGGCGATGTAAAAACAAAAGAGCCAAGCAAAAAAGAAGGAAAAAAAGAAGGCGAAGAAAAGAAAGAGGGCGGGAAGAAAAAGGAAAAAGCAGAGGACGAAAGCGAAGAAAAGAAGAAAAAGGGCAAGAGAATGTCTAAGGAAGACATTTTCAAGGCCATGTCACAGATGGATGGTGCACAGCTAGCACAGATGCCCCTTGAAATGCGTCAAGAGTATTTCAAGATGACACGACAACCACCATCTAATGTTGATTTCGATAATATGAGCTATGAAGCTCTAAGCGTCAAGTTTAACATTAGCCCCATATCAAATCTTCCATATAACCAACAGGTGTTGAATGCCTTGGTATTCTTGGCCAAGATCAAAGCTGGTGCTGGCGAACAAGAAATGCAAACATATTCTGCTATAGCACCCGCAGCAACAGAATTTACAAGACAGGCATTCTTTACAGCCAAGAAAATTTTGTCTCAAATTGGAGACGAATGCATTCAAAACTTGGTTTCAAATGTAGAATCTGGAACAAAGAGTGTAAATGCAGAAGGCTCCACCGACATGCAATGCGGTGATTATAGATTTAGAGTATCTGCAGGCGGTGAAGTTGCATTTTCAACAAGCCAGTTTGATCAATCAAATAAATCATTCAAAGGACTATTGGGCAATGCATTGATGCAGGCCGTAAATAATGGTGCAATAGTACAAAATGATCCTAAACTGTCGGCTCTGGCACAACAAGGCACAGAACTTACATCAAAGTTTTCTACAGTTTTGATTCCTGATGAAATGCTACCAGCAATCTTAAAAGATGAAAACATGGCAAAACAATTGCAATCCATGAAATTAAAGGATTCGCAAGGAAATGATCTTGGTCCAGTACTGGATGAAAATGGAGAATTGAATCCAGCTGCGTCGTTGAGCAAATATCGGGAGGGATGGCTTGAAGCCGGAAAATCTCTTCTGAAAGGTGCTAAATCTTCCGAAAAGTCACCCCTCAAAATTGCGATAGCTTCAACATTGTTGAAGACAATGCTCAGAGGAGACAACATTGTTCCACCGGAAATGGCACCTAATCATCTTGTAACAGTCAATGGTGTATTTCCAATGACTGATGAATATTTCGATGTTCTTGCACAAAGTGCAGATCTAGAAATGAAACCATCTAAAGATGTAATGACAACTTCTAATATAGGAAGTTATAACACAGCATCCGCAGAAAAGATGAAAAAGTATACAGCCATTGTCGAAGCAAAAGAAACCAAGGGTTCTTTAAAGGATGTTTTAGTCGATATCAAGTCCATAAATCCGATGGAACTAATCATCGGTAATTTGATGTCAAACAATGATTTTAGTCTTAACGCTAGCCTTTTACCGGGATTCTCTCCCAAAGATCTAAATGCCGTTCAATACAACTATGTTAGAATCGGCAAGAAAACAGTAAAAATCCCAGTAGAAAATAATGAAAAAATTACCACCCAGATGCTGGGAGAAGCAGAAGTACTCGTCAACGATATTCTGATTGAGGCTTTGACAAACAATTTTGTTCTGACTTCGATGACAAAGGCCGGGGTATTGACAGAGGATGAAGCTTCCCTTTTCGATGGCGATATCAGCGTTCTTCTTGAAGAAACAGAAGAATGCAATTACGATTCCATATTGAAGAGACTATATGAAAGAGTGATGGTAAGAGTTTTGGAAAACCCAGAACTAATGCACAACTTCTTGGATATGGTTGAGGAAGAATACGAGAGAGATTACAAAAAAGAATATAAGAATTACCACGGCAAACCAAAGCAAAGAAAAGAAAGAGCCGCGAGAACCGCTGCCAGAGAATTGATGATTAAAAAGGGCAAGGTTAAAAAGGGCGACGGGAAAGATATAGATCACAAAAAGCCTTTAAGACATGGTGGTTCAAAGGGCATAAATAATCTACGTGTCAGAGATCGGTCATCAAATAGATCCGACAATGGACACAAAAATGGTGAAAAGCAAAATAAGGGAAGCTGGAAATGATTTCTAAACAGATAAAGTTCATCACAGAAAAGGTTTATGCAAACTCTGGCCTTGGAAAGTGGTTCAACAAAGAATCAGCTGGTGGTGGACCGGGATGGGATCGCTACAACACAAAAGGTGAAAGAATAGGTAAGTGTGGTGATGCAAAGGAAGGCGAACCTTATTCAGCGTGCTTGAGCAGACAAAAAGCAGATAAACTCGGCAAAGAAAAAGTAGGCTCATTTGTAAGAAGAAAGAGATCGGCCCAGAAGAAAGCTGGAAGAGGCAAAAAGGGATCGGTAAAGGGAAAAGGCAAAAAGCCAGTATTTGTTGAGACTGGTGTAACAAAGTTAAAAGAGTCTTTTGACTATTTCTTAATAGAAAACACAGAACTCATTCCACTATCTTTTGCGACAATAGAAGCTAAAGAGTTACTTCCATTTGATATTATCATAAATGAGTCTGGTCAAATTTTTAATGTTGACCTAATTGAGGTTAATGAAAGCAAGATAAAGTTAACATTGACCGATGAAAAGGGCTGTGAAGTTTATGAGTCTTTTGATCCCGAGACCGTTATGGGTTTCGTAGACACATCAGAAGGCTATGAGCTAAATGAATTTGGTGAGAATTTAGAGCTTTACGAAGAAGAAAAGAAAAAAGTAAAGTTAAACAAAATTATGCGTGGGGATGTAAAGAAGTACAAAGTTTATGTAAAGAACGACAAAGGAAATGTCGTAAAAGTAAACTTTGGTGATCCAAACATGGAAATCAAGCGCGATGATCCCGATCGTCGCAGAAACTTCAGAGCCAGACACAATTGCGATACTCCGGGACCAAGATGGAAGGCTCGTTACTGGGCTTGCAAGACTTGGAGTGCAAAGCCAGTAAGCGCAATGTTGAAGGAAGAAAACAAACCAAAGAACCCAAAACAATGGAGTTCTTGCGTTGCCCAAGCAAAGAAAAAGTTTGATGTCTACCCATCTGCCTACGCCAATGCTTGGGCTGCAAAGTGCTACAAGAGCAAGGGTGGAAAGTGGAAGAAGTTGTCCGAAGACATTGCTGAAAGAGCATTGAAAAATTTACATGGCAAGTCTTATAATTCTGATTTGTTCGGTTTAATGGAATACAGAAACACAAAAAATTAACCTAAATAAGAGAGAAGCCATGAAATTCAAACAACTACTAGGAAAAATCAATACAATTGTCGAAAATGCACCAGAACACACCTTTGGTGGAGGTCTTTATATCGGTGATCCGCAAGCACCAAAAGGCCCATCAGCTCTAACAGACAAGGGAACCTTTAATGTTAAGCTTCCCTTTTCAATCGATGCCATCAATGCATTATTAAGCGGATTTTCCAGCAGAGATTATATAGATCCGGATGGAATCACAAGCGTCGTAAAGCAAAAGCTAAACCACTTTGGTTTGGATTTCATGTGCAATGGTAAGCTTCAAGACGGTGAAAATAGTTATGAACTAGTTCAATATGGTAGCCCACAACTGGGAGTGTATGGACAAAATCCTTATGATGATGTCAATCAAAAGGGATTCGCTCAGGGTGACGGCATCAAGGAAAAACTAGGCCATTCTTTAAAATTATCTGTAAATGTAGTGCGACTCCCAAATGGCTTAAGAAAAGTCAATATGGTTATCTTGCCTACTGAAACTTCTTCATATAACGGTGATTCGGTAGGCTCTGACTGTGGTTGCATGCACTGAACAAATGAAAGAAAAATACACACCTCTGACAGAATCTGATTTTTTAGAATTCTGTCAGAGATGTTATTTTAATCCAGAGTGCTCTGGTAAAAATGAATTTGTTGATGATTTAAAACGCATCAAATATATTAAAAGATTACTTCAAAAAATTCATAAACATAAAACTCTTAAGTCTATACGGGAAAGACTTATAATAAACCATCTTATAATTTTAAAAAACGTATTCGGTGATGAAAATTGTGCCAGAATACTGTTTTTTAAATTGGAACCAAGATTGCATTCCTATTTAAAATCTTTTACATCATTTTTAAATTTTTCTGTAAAAAATGTTCCAGAAGTAAATTATTTGCAATTAAACACGGATCCTAGGGTTGACAGAAAGCTTTCCCAGACCGAAAACTAAATAGTATACAAGGAAAATCATGCTAAACCGTTATAATCCACTACACATGTTCTTGGCTTCTTATGGAAATGAATTGAATCGTGTTGATTTCAGAATGATTAAGGAGTCCAAGAGCTCAAGCTCTCCATCAAGCTTCAGCTACAATGGTCTAGTTTATTCCTTTAACCCCGATCTGAACATGTTTGTGAACCAATTTGGCCATGCGATGGATTATGCGCAGGCAGTTGCACTTGCAGCATCTTTAGGTTACTCAGAACAAGAATTTGAAGGTTTAGCAGATTCTACGGATACTGATGGTGGAACCGACAGAAGAAGATCTAGCATTAATACATTAAGTAACCCATTTGTTTACAATTATAGCTGGTATTCATTCTATGGATTCCCAATATATGGAAAAGGTGGTCCTGCTTACGGAATTACATGGCCTTCGTCATATAACGATACTAAAGGGTTGACATATTGTTATCCGGCAATATGGTACTTTAATAGAAATTATGGACTTACTTTGGCTGGTGTTTGGGCTGATAATTTGACTTTTAATAGCCCATACGGTTTCAGTGGAGGTTGGACCGGAATCGGAGGCCCAAATAATAATGATTATCAATATTTTTGGAATAAGTATGAATATGTTCAACGCCCAACTGTTCCAAATGATTTTACTTTTGGTGCAACTAATCACGGATTTACACTAGAAATAGATAATATAATTGATGCATATAGTTGGATACCACCAGAACATAGAATGTTCATGCCCGGAAAACTCTGGTCTGCCTTTACAGACGGCGGTGGCATAACTGGAATAGAATATGTTCGAAGAACAAATTTAATTCTCCAAAGTCAAAATTTACATATAACCCCTTGGAATACTTCAAATGGCGCAACAGCACTATCGTTGGGTGATACTGCACCAGATGGATCTTTAACAGCAACTAGAATTGTTTACAATAATATACCGGGAACAACTTCTTATAATTTTGGTCAAAATATAAATTTATCTAATCCTTCTGCAACATATAGTTCAAGTATTTGGTTAAGAGGATTGACAGCAGGTTTATTTGTAGAATTTTTACCAAATCAAAATATTATATCTTCTGGTGGTTCTTGGGGTTCTATTTCACTGGGAACGGCTTGGACTAGATATCAAGCCCAATTCATAGTTCAGCCTCCGGCCACAACTATGGGAATGTTGTTAAGAGTTGTTGGTGTAACAGGACCAAATATAGGTGCTGGTAATACGTATGCTTCCCAGATTATTGCTTGGGGTGGACAGATTGAAGAAAATGAAATAGCGACCAATTATATTCCAACAACAACAACAACAGTCAGCGAAAATGTAGTGAATGGTCTTGGAAATGTGTGGGTTTCTCCCTATAAAGCCAGAAAAACTCAATATGCCGAAAGAGAGATGAGAAATATTCTCACTGCTCTCAAAAATAGAGGCTTTACGATGTCTGGAATGTTGAATGATGACGAAGCTTTCTATGCTTCATCGTTGTATACATTAAATAGAACATCTACTGCGTCTGGTATTGAAAAAAATCTATTCAGAACTTCAGGAATTTCTACTGGAAATACTTGGTGGATAGGTTTTACTGGAGCCTCTGCCGCACCTAGAAGCCTATTTTTGAATACTGGTGTTACAAATTTTAGAGATTTGTTAATCCTTCGTGGTTCTACTACAAATACTTCACAAGCTTTTTGCGTAGACTTGCTCAATATATCACAAAATAATAGCAAAGATTCAATAAATCCCGGCGGATCCAGTAATATTTGGCAAGGCAGTGTATGGGATGCCGTTATACAAGAATTTGTTGGTTATTTCGTAGAAGATGCTATGGTGCAACCATTCAAAGAAATAATGGTTGGTACTGGAAATACTACAGCTATTATTAATAATTATTCATACAAAGAAACTTATGGAACATTTTTGGGAAATAACCCACTTCCAAATAATTTGACTCTAGTTTCTCCGGATGTAGAAACACAAATTTATCCAACCACATCTTTAAGCGAGCCAAAGGCAACAAAAGCATTTGCAGGAATAGATATATCAACAGCAAGTTCTGGACCAGAATTTTCCAAAAATGGAAATCAAGGTTCAATGAATTTGTATGGGCCATTCCCAAATAATTATATCGGTGTTCCTACAAATATTGGAGCAAGAATAATTAATGGAAGTTTCAATTTCGGTTCAGCGACAACCAATTTATTTGATTTTGGAAGAATTTATTATGGAAATACATATGGCTACGCTGGCAGCAGTTTAGGTATTAAATCAAACTATGAATTTATGGTTGGTTCAGCATATTCAAGTGCTGGACAAAATACTGGACCGATGAGACTACACGTTCCGGGAAATTATAGAGGAGTAAGCGTTAACGGTGGCCTAGGATTTACATTTAACAATTCATCTTTTGGAATTCCAAATAACTGGTGTATGGAAACATATGCAAGAAATTATTCTGGAGTTTCAGCTGGAATGGGTGCAACTTGTACTACTTGCAATGGTCAAGCTCCAAAATCAATGCCGTGGTTCTTTCATGATATTTTTGGAATAACACAATGTACCGATAGAAATGGCCCAGTAAATATGCTGCCAACAAATTTGTGGTCAGCTGTTTATGGTGTAACACAAGGTGCATATACAGTAGAAGCACTTACAACAAATCCAAGTTACAGTGGAGCCTTGTTCTTATGGGATAGCTGTGGATTCCCATATCCCGGAATAACTTTCTTACCGGGTACTATTTACAGAGATTATGATACTCACTGGTATCCTATGGGTTGGTTTGCATTTGTTGCAGATCTATGTTCTATGAGAAGCATGGCAAGAACCGAAATGCTGAAGACATTTGTCGAAAGAAATGCAGGAAATCCAGCTGCTCAACAAAACCCATCACACTATTGGATTTTGGATCCAAATATGGCCATAATGGGTACGTTCAACTTAGCAAATGACAATACAGCATACATGAAAGATAATGGTGTTTATTACTACGGTTACTTCAAACCAAAGGGAATTACCTACGATGTTTCTTGGCAAAATTGGGATGGCTCCGGTTATAAACTAAGAGGAGCAACTTTCTTCTATGGTGATATAAACGATTACTGGGCAGAAAATTTTAGACATGCTTTCTTACACAAAGCAAATGCATTTACTACTTGGGGTGGTGGGGAATACAGTTGTGTTGTAAATCCGGGAAGGACAGAACCTGTTCCTCAATGGAATAGAAACACCAAAGTGTTGGCATGGCCTGTTTTGAATCCAGATGAAGTTAGAGGAATTCTTGGAAATGACAAAGTAGTTGCTGCACCCACTGGAGTATGTGGATTCACTTTAGGTGGTGTTTGTGGTGATCTGGTTTATAGAGGTGGTATGCGAGTAAATACATTGTTGCATGAATGTAATACCACGTGCAAAGGAATGGTAAACGAAACCATGTACTTGGCTCCAGTAAACAATTCTGAAAAAGAATATCACATTTCTGGTGCACAGCTAGTGGATGGAAGCTACATGTGGCGCATCACATTCTTGCACCCTGCATCCGAAGTTATAAACGTCAGAGGAAGTGTTACAAATCAGATTACTCAATATAATATAGCTGGAGTTACTAATTTTATAGATAATGCTAACCACCATAGAGGAGTGTGGTGGTCATCCAGTACCTATGAAATTCCAGTAGTTTTGAATCCCCCACAGCCCATAAATCCGGGATTGCCTGCGGGAACAACAACTTGGAATGGTGTATCAGCATTCCCATAAATAATATACAAAGAAAATCATGCTAAACCACTATAATCCACTACACATGTTCTTGGCTTCTTATGGAAATGAACTTAACAGAATTGATTATAGAATTATTAAAGAATCTAAGAATTCAAGCGCACCATCAAGCTTTAGCTACAATGGTTTAGTTTATTCATTTAATCCTGATTTGAATATGTTCGTGAACCAATTTGGTCACGCCATGGATTATGCACAAGCAGTGGCTCTTGCAGCTTCCTTGGGTTATTCTGATCAAGAATTTGAAGGTTTGGCGGATTCTAGCGATACTGATGGTGGAACTGATAGAAGATCAGCTATAAGTGCAGCAAATATAGAACCATTTGTAGATATGTGGCAATCACCTTATGGTTGGTGGAACCAAACAGAACAGTGGGGAAGTCAAAACGGACTTACCTATATGTGGTACTCGGTATTTTTGCCTTCTGGTAAAAAAGGACCAGACAAAGCACAGTTAGCTTTAGGCAATTTTCCTCCATCAATGAGTGCAACAGATAATAACTGGTCCGGTGTCGGTGATCCTGTTGGCTCTTTCGACATAAACTGGAACCAAGCTCCATGGAACACCCCAACAGGTTACATTGGAATGAGTTTTGGTTCTACTGGATTTATATTATACCAAGACGTAATAAACATAATGGAAATATTTTCTTGGGTTCCACCAGAGAAAAGAATTTTGGCACCCAGTAGACATTGGAGAGCTATAGATGGAATTGCGGGTTTTGGAGCCACAGGAATTGCAAATGCGGATACTGTAGTATTCTCTAACGGAGTAAGAGGTGGAATATTAACCCCAACTCCGTGGTTGAAAAGAAAAATGAATTTTGTTCGCAAAGAATTGAATACAGTATATGCTTTGATGGGTGCTTGTGGATTCACAATGGGTGGTTGGGAATGTGATGATGAATATTATAATTTCTTTGATTTTAGGTCTATAGATAACGACTCGGGCGCACAAAATGTTTGGTTGTATCCAAATAATAGCCCAACAGGAAATACTTGGTGGGCTTCATTTACTGGAATTTGTGCTGCACCAGATTGCTTGATTGCCGAAGGCATCACTTCCATGCGAGCTTTCATGCTTTCTATGGGTTACACTACAGGATCTGGTTGGAAAAATGTTGATGGAATGACATTTAGGGGACAGTGTGCGGGTATAACAGGAAATATTGTAATAAGTGGTTCTGCTTTCCAATGGCAGCTTTCAGAATATGCAGCAATTATGAAAGATTGGGTAGCCGCCCATTGGACAGATGCTGCAAATGATTTCAAACAAGCTTTTGGTTTAACTGCAGATAATTATCCCGTTTCAAACTATGGATATTATAAAACAAATGTTGGCGTTGCTAATTTTAAAAATCCACCAAGTTTAGATTGGTCTTATACTGGATTCATGAATAGAGACATGAATCAAAGCACACCAGATTATTTAAAGTATCCAATACCAAGGGCAGCATCAGATGCACAAGTTGTATATTATTATGGTTTTGATACACACGATGTAAGTGGTTTAAATTCACCAAAGACATACACAAGAGAAGTAGGAAACTTTGGTGATATTCACGCATATGGTGGAGTGGGTGCAGCTTTCCACGAAATAAGCAATTCTCCAAGATCTATTGACCGAAACTTGGATTATTCTGGTAATTCTTTTGGTCAAGCTAATTCTGGAAATACATTTGCAAAAAGACATGTTGCTAACTTCACCATGTATAATGCAATTGTCGCTAAAGGTGAATCAAAATTCTTAAAATCTTGGTTACCCGGAAATTATCTAGGAAATACAGGAGCTTCAGCTGGACAACTAGTTGAATTCCTTTATTGTGCCGAGCGTCTTGGAAATAGTGCTGCGTTCAGGTTTGATGTATCGGGTGCCTCTGGTTCTACTGCATGTGCTACAACACTATGTGGATATGATAGAGCTCCACACTTACCTTCTTGGTATTTGAATCCAGTATTCAATATAACAAATCTAAACTGGAATTCTGGTGTAACATATGGTCCCGCAAACCATATTCCAACACTAGGAAAAGATATAGTTGTCGGGCTCACAATGGGTGGGATTACTGTTCGTAGAAATTTGAGTAGAGGCGGTGCATCTGGTTTTACTTTCTGGTCAAGAGATGATTTTGATAACTGTGGTTATCCTGTGCCGGGAAACACATTACCAGCAGGATCAATATATAACCAATACTGGACTCACTGGTATCCAATGGGTTTCGTTGCATTACTAGCAGATGTTTCTTGGGGTCGCCATCTTGCTCTTGTTAATGTGTACAGAGCAAATGCACAAAGAGCTAATGTTCTTCCTCCAGTTGCAAATTCTCGTTGGAATGGAATTCAAAAACCAATTAACACTTGGATAGCTATCCAAAATTGGAAATCCGATGAGGAATATAGTGGCGAAAGCATTACACCATCTTCAAATTTGAACTTGGCAAATTATTACTTTGTTCCAACTGGATTGACAGCTGGTACATACTTTACAAATACTGTAGCACAGGGAATTACTTTCTTGCAAGGTGAAAATGGTCCCATGTTCTACGAAAACATGAGACACCAGTATATTAATAAAACTTGGAAGTATTCTTACTGGAATCCTATAAGTTACACTTGCGCTTATAATACAGGTGGTCCAATTGCACCAGCGGAAAATCAAAGATTCCCAAGAGTTACTGCCGGAGTAACAAGTTTTGGAGTATGTGGTGCACTTGCAATGGATCTTGCTAGAAAGGTGAACGATGTTGTTCACGAATGCAATACTATTGCTGGAGGAGTTGTATCTGAAACCATGTATCTTGCACCAGTAAACTTCGATGAAAGAGAATATTTGATGTCTGGTGCACAACTGGTAAACGGAACCTATCTGTGGAGAGTAACTTTTGCTCACCCAGCAACAAGTTCTGTGACAATCCAAGGATCGGTAACAGGACAACCTACAACATACAATGTTGCTGGAGTTACCAACTTTATTAAGAATGGAAATAATAAATTTGGTGTTTGGTGGACCACTAATACATACGAATTGCCAGTGGTCACCAATCCGCCAGTTCCAGAAGCCCAAAGACTTGGTGTACTAAACCTACCAATAAACGGTATTACATACAATCCTCTTACAATGTTGCGCGGAGCAACAAATGGTGGTACTCCAACCTATATTACATAAATATTAATGTATGAAAGCTAGTTCCTACGTACCATCATTCTACTTCTACAAGTTAGCACAGGGCATCAGTGCTCCCTACACCTCACTTGAAGCATATAGTGCTGGCACGATAGATGCCAATGGAAATATAATAAAACCAGAAAGCAGCATAGATTCATTTGAATATTTGGTAATAAAATTAAAGAAGATATTTGAAGAACTTCCATATGGAACAACAAAAGCAAAGTTGTCCAACTATATGGCAACCTTGAATATGTTCGGTGAGCAGTTTAATCTTCCATCTGAAGAATACAATTTTTTCATGGAGGGGTTCATCACTGCAAATGTAAATGAAGAAGTTAGCTACATTCAGCTTTTAGAAGATATGACCACAGGTGGAGGAGCTGGTCCGGGCCCCGGTGGTTTATCAGTTCCAGCATCTCCAGAAGTTTCCCAAGGTGGTGTAGCAGGATATGATCCCATACTCGGAATGGGTTTAAAGAGAAAGAAGAAGCCAAAGTATTTCGATAATTGTGAAGTGTTTGAAGTATGCCCAGAGGAATATATTTCTTTCAAGAGCGCAAAGCAGTGGAAGGATGTTCCCGATAGCGAAACCAAAAATTATCTTCAAAGATTCCAAAGAAGAAATAAAAAAGCAAAGATCGGTATCAAAAGTATAAATCCAATAAGTGGAGACCATGATCTGTACTGGATCAATTATCCGGGCAAAGATTTTATGGAAGATGTTGATTTAAGTAAATTAAGTATATTATTTGAAAATGTAAAAACAACAAAACAGGGATATCATGCAGGACATGTACTTGAACGTCTAATTTCTAACATTGGAACGCAAGAAAATTATGATCTTTCTGAATTAAACCCAAACCAAACAGAATATGTCGGTAGAATGGTTGATTGGGTCAACGGATTCCATGCTGCTTCAACTTCTGGTGAAGAGGGGCATGGAGAACAGTGGATTGATTTGGGTTTAAGAAATGCTCAAAAGAGAGCATCTAAGAATGATTCAGAAGGACCAGAAGCTGCCCCAGATGGTTTTAAATATGATCCCACAGCCAAATCAAAAAGTTTTGAAGACAGGCTAGTAAAAGTAGATTACGGAACAGATAGAAAACCTGTCGCAGAGCTATCTAGAAAAAGAAAAGGTCTTGAGCTCGGAGGAGAAATTGTAGCTCTTCCAGCAGAGGGATCTACTTTTAAAAAAGCAGTAAGAGGCTTAATACAAAGCCCTGAGATTGAGAGTCAAATGAGAAGTGAAATGGAGTCTAAGATCCAAACTCCACAAATCATAGGACACAAAACATTTACAGACACAAAAAAACCACTTTCGGCAAAAGGATTTGTAGCGCACACGGTCGAACAATTAAGACAAATTGTTAAAAGTAGATTATTCAGAATAAATCCCACAGCTGGAAAACCAACCGAAAATGAACCACACGGTCGCCAAGGTGTAAAAAGCTTAGATTTGAGAGTAAGAACAAAATCTTCACCTTCTGTTGGCAGTGACATTGGTTATGATGAAATAAGATCCATACCGGGTGGCGATGCGCCTAAAGAGGCAATGTCTGTATCAATAGATGCCATAGATCATTTATTCGATCAAATTCCAGATACTTATGTAGGAAAAACTGGAATCAATAAAGATGCATTGAGAGAATATGCTGCTAAGATATTAGCACCACATATGGAAAGAGGAAGGTATCCTTTGGAGCTACCTTCCTCTAAAACTATATCTACTTAATTATCAGTCCTGAATAAAGTTTTTCTTTTTACAGCACTTTGGCTTGGTGCAAGAGTTTCTATCTCTTGCCTCATTAATAATTTTTGTATCAGCATCATTCCAGCCAGTTGAATACTCTTGCCAGTATGGGTCTGTTGCTGACATTGCCTGAATAGGCTTCTGGCCTCCATTCATACGACACTGAAATCCCTTATCATAACCTTCACCGGGAGTATACTTGCTCATTTTGCTCTCCTTGGATCATTTGGGGGAAGCATGGTAATTTGGCTTAAGACCTTATCCAATGCCTTTACGTGAGCATGCTGCTCGGTAATAGCAAGATAACCACGAATTTCGATGAGCTTCATATACTCATCTTGTGTAAAGTTTACGGTAGTTGTCTTGGGCTTTTCATTTCGTTTATTTGGTTTTGGCATTTTGTTCATGGGATTCATGACCTCCTTCATGATATCGTCAATATTGAGATAATCCTTCATGTAATCCATGTAGTCTTCATTGTTATTGATTTGATTCCACATCTTCTTGAACTTGTCATTGACAGGCCCATAGTAAAAAAATCCATGTGGATTATGGGGATTGTTTTCATCATCCCCATCGTTTTGCCAATTTTTAAAATCGTTATAGTCTGAGTTATTCATGTATTTTAGTTAGTGTCAAAGAATTGTTCATAAACTACCTTACCGTGATTATCTGTTACGGAAAGGTAACGAACATGACGCTCAATAGCATCACTGATATTTAAGGAGTCGTTTGGGCCAAATGACAGATGACGAATCCACGCTGGACAACCACCCAAGGAAATTCGAACTTCATTCCCAGAAGCGTTAGTTCCATAGAAATCAAACGTAGACTTTTCACCATCATAGTAGGTAAAAAAGCAATCGATGTTATCATACTTGCTCCTAACATCGGATAAGGACATATTAGTGACAGTTTTAGCCATTAGGCAATCTCTTTTGCTTGACAGACTTAGGGAGTTGGCCAATCGCGTCAAGCGCACGAAGTGTACCAACTTTTGCCTCCATGAGGCTATTAGCGCGGTTCCGTGCAAGACGGTCCTTTCGCTTCTTGTGACGACGAGCTGTAATACGTTGTTTCGAATTAGGCATGTTATATATTACTTCTTTTTTTTGTTATTGTCAAGCCCTTTTTTCTTTTTGGGGGCTTCTTTCTTTCCAAAAATTTTATCCCAATTTTTACAATAAGTTGCATAATTCACTTGGCGATATGCGTCACCTTTACCTGCACCGTGTATACCTTCCATATTATTTAATTATACCTTAAAGTGAAGCAATGTCAAGTCTAAATAATTTTATGAAGAATAATAAAGGTTATTATCAGTGGATTCACAGCCTCAAGGCCGCATCTGTAGAGGCTCACTTTAAGGGTAGAGCAATGCTTGAAGAATCATTGCAATCTGGTTTGGGAAAGGGCAAGCCAGTTGGCGTAAACCCAGCTGATTTGGAAAAAACCCACCAAGAGCTCATGACTAGCACCGATGGTCCGGGTAGACCACCAAAGGGTCCCCACATCGATCCAAAGTTTGCTGGAGATGTCAAGAAGACCTCGGCTCAAATTTATGCAGAAATTTTGGCTGCTAAGAAGGCCAAGGATTCTATGCCAACACAAGTAGACATGACTGGTGATGGTAAGGTTGATGCTCAAGACGTTGCAGCAGATGCCAAAGATAATAACATTGAAGACGAAGACAATCCAATTGATCCAAACTTGATGCGTCCACCAACAAAGCTTGCAAGACAAGCCAGAGCAGAAGCTGGTTACGAAACAGAAGAGGACAAGGAAACAGCACACAGAGAAGATCAGGAAGCCGAATACTACGCTCGTCAAGAAGATGAACAAGAAGGCATTGAAGGTATTGTTGACAGAATGATGCGCGGAAAGCGTTAAAGGTCTATGTGACCTATTTGGGAACTCCAACGCCATTCTTCCCACAACAACTTAGCAAATTCGTCGTCAGGATCATGACGACGAATTTCTATTTCTACCATACCTTTTTCTGATACTGCGGCATCCATTTCCCATGAATACCAATACCACTGCTTTGGTTTTAAAATTTCGTTTGTAATCAAACAACGAATTTCACTTTGCATACTTTAAAATAGTTCGTACACATTTAGAGCAGCAGTGCTGCCAGTAAACCCATAAGTAAAAAATGGATAAAGTGTAATCGAATTTGTTGGAAGATTTAATGGACCAACAGAAACTAAACTTCCATCTGGTGCCAAACACTGCAATGTTACAGTTTGTGTACTCCCTGTTGGATTTTGTACCAAAACAGCTTCATTATTTTTTCCACCAGTAGCACCCGTTCCAGATGATCCCAGTTTTCTCATTTTTCTAAAAGTTCTCATACTATTATTTATCCTTAAAAAAGTTCATAAATGTTTGCTTGGCTAGTAAGACCGGATATTGAAAGAACATTGAATGGAATTATTGCCCAACCATTTCCCGCTGGTGTAGAAAAAGGAAGATTGGTGCTTGAATCTATAACCGGATACAAAACAGGAATAATATTGGATGTAGATCCATCAGGATTTTGTATGTTGCACGGTAAAGATAATGCGGTTGATGAACTAATGTTACTAATATGAATCAACAATAGCCCTTTGTTATTTTTTGACAAAGAACCTCCATTATATTTTTTTATTTTTTTATATGATCTCATTTTAATATAGTGGAAAAATTTGAACTGGAAATAACCAAGTTACTGGTATAGTAGGGGTTGAGGTTGTAGTATCATCAGTAGAAATTATAGCTTTTTTAAGTTGTATTGGTACAGTACAAACATCATGTTGCGCATTTATCGCCATTCTAGTAGATTGAAATTGTCTATAAAAACTACTAGAATTAAAAGTTTGAGGAAAAGAAAATTGAGCAAAAAAATCATTTATAGTTAAAAATATTGTGGTAGGGGATATATTTTTTATAGAAACATCATTTCCTTCCGGTGAAGTAAATACAAGTTCCGATATATACGCTACACCATCAGACCCACCACTATCTTGGTAATTACCAAAAGTATTAATACTATAAATGAAACCCTTATTTGTTTTTTCGGGTGTATAGACATAAAAGGTAGCACCATCGAAGGTTACTCCTTTTGCATCAATTTTATAATTATAATCAATTATCATACCTAATATTTAGGTATGATTTTGAGTCCATTCTTTGTATGCCTGAGATGTCCAAAATTGATTAGTATATTCTGGGCCAGTAGCAAATCCCACCATCCAAATACACCTATGTGTTCTACCTTGCTTTGCCAAAACACCAATATGGTATGCGGCATCCTTGGAATATTGATCAACTTTTAAAGTAAAAGGAGTTTTTTCCTTTAATTCCTTTTTAAAATTTTCAATATACTCCGGATAAACCTTTTCCACTACAGGTTCGGGCTTTTTTGGCTTGCGCTTTGGTTGAGTAGAAGTTTTACGTGGTTTTGGCATAAATGCGGCTGGAGAGAATCGAACTCTCATATCAAGCTTGGAAGGCTAGAGTAATGGCCATTATACTACAGCCGCGATATAACTATTATAGCAGGCTAAACAATGAAGTCAAATAAGATAAATGAAGGAAATGTGTACAATGTTGAAACAACTTTTGGTGCATCACAAAATGCTTCAAAGGATGGTCTGGCTTCTTGGAAAGAAGAAATCCGCAAGCAGCTTATGGATTATTTGAGCAGATCTAAAATTCAAAATATTGATGCTGTCATAAAAGCCACTTTTGGTGATTCTCTAGACTAAACCCATAGCATTTGCCAGTTTTCGATTCATGTTTGGGGATTTGAAGTGTTCGTCAAATTCTTTTGTCAAATCCTCTCGCTCTTTACAAAGTTTATTATATTCTTTTGTGCTGGCTTTGTCGTCGGTCTCCATGCGACCAAGGCGGTACAAAATTTGACCAAACTCATAAATTTTAGCTTCAAGATCCTTGTTTGTCATTTTGATTTATTTTTTAATTCCCAGTGCTCATCAGCAATTTTATCGTAATGATAATTTGCTCTACTTGATTCTTCTTGAGTATCAAACATCTTCAATTTAAGTCTATCGGCCAACAAATACTTACGATCATAAAGTTTGCTGATTCGTGGATCTTTGTTATTTGATTTTCTTTCCTTGACAACAGACCCAATGGCCTCACAATAGTCTGCATAATTTTGCAGAAGCAAAGTAAAAGGCATCTCTTCTAAAGACTTATTAAACTTTTCATCATCTTCATCTAAAAGATATGATACCAGATCAAAGTCATTTAAGATGAATGGTACGGTTTTTATTCTTTTCTTCTTAGCCATGACAACAATATATCCTGTAAAAAGAGCAAGTCAATTAATTGACTCCATGGTATTGTGATATATAGTATGGCTGTAATCTATAAAGCTGCTTAGGGATAACTGATACCCCGCAGCAATCAGAGGTGGGGCGCGAATACCTCAGAAGAACGCGAAGGGCTAGCACTATACTTCCCAAGGCTTGATCGGCCTTGGAAAAAGGATTCAATGCCCGTTTTTAGCGAGTATACTCAAGTGGTCAAAGAGGTCTGACTGTAAATCAGATGGCATCGCCTACGAAGGTTCGAATCCTCCTGCTCGCACTAAATAATATTGGTATTGTTGATCTTGGATAGAAATACGGCAACACAGGGATTCGATTTCCCTCGGCTCCATTAGCCTAACCCAGAGTCCCTGCAACCTCTGGAGACGGCGAGACAAGTCCTCGTAGCAGCGGGGCACGACCTGAAGTCCTAGGCTTCAGGTCATTAAGGGGCTGAACTGGCTTCGACTGTCGTAAAGTATTGAAGAAGGAGATACCCGACACGGGTAACAAGTGTCGTAAATAAACAGTTGCAAATATAAAAGCCGCACCAATGCGGATGGCTGCTTAAAGCAGTGGGGTTTCCCGGTTTTCCCGCATCTGAAAAACCGGGTTTTTTATTGCCATAAATATCTTCATGATCGTAAAGCGCGGTGATAAATGGGAAGTCAGAGATTCATCTGGCAAAAAAGTTTTGGGCACACATGAGACCAAGCAAGATGCGGTAAAGCAACTTGCTGCTGTTGAAATTTCAAAGAAGGAAAGAAAAACCTTTAAAGAACATTTCAATGAATCTACAGCTCTTACACTGCAATACCACAACGAATTAAATCCAAAGCTTTGGGAAAATAATAAACTCCGCGAAGACGTAAAGAATAAACTATTACAGATTGCGGATGTTTGGGCCAAATTTGCAAAAATTCCCACAGATTCAATAGAAGATGTTATTGTAGTTGGCGGAAACGCAAACTATAACTACACACCATTTTCAGACATAGATCTCCACATTCTTGTCGATAAAGATAAGATTGCAGATTGCCCTGACATTCTTGATGAATTTTTGAAAGATAAAAAGCAGTTGTGGGCGCAATCACACGATATTAAAATTTTTGATCATGATGTAGAAATCTACGCTCAAGACATTTCAGAGACAACACCGGCAAATCAAGGTTCTTATAGTCTTACCAGAGACGAGTGGCTGAATGAACCCAGACACGAAGAAGTAAACCTTGATGACCCGGAGATTAAAGTCAAAGTAAGCGATTATATTCAAAAGATTGAAAATTTAATAAGTTCAAATGCAAATGATGAATCTTTTGAAAAAATGAAGAAGAAGTTCAAGAATATGAGATCCGCTGGACTTAAGAAGTCTGGAGAGTTTTCAGTAGAAAATTTAGTGTTCAAGGAACTCAGAAATTTGGGTTACTTTGATAAAATTAACGATTATGTCAAACAAAAACAGGACGAAAGATTGAGCTTAAAAAACTCTAAATAATACTATGGACGACAAAAATTATCAAGAAATCCTAGAAAATCTATTGCAACGCATAGATCTTTTGGAAAAAGAACTAAAGAAATCCAAAAAGGCTGCAAAGGATTACGATGGTGATGGCGAGGTTGAATCTGGAACCGAGGAATACTTTGGTTCAAGAGACAAGGCCATCAAGAAAGCTATCGCAAAGAAGAAGGGCAAGAAGATTGAAGAGGCACTTGACCGTGTTGGGGGAAATTATACATCCAACAGTCCCGGTATCAGATGCTTGAGCAATTCAATCAACAAGAATTCTCCAATCGTAGAGAATGTCGCCAATGTAATTGGTGGTAAAAAAGCAGATACAACTAAAGGTCTGAAAGATAGTGGAACAAAGATCCAACTTTCTGAATCATTGACTTTTGGTGGTTTTCCAAAATTAGGTAAGGACAAATAATGGATCCATATATCAATCACTTAAACGAACTAGTAAAACGCATCGAAGCTCTTACAGAAGAATTAGATGTCGCTGAAGCCCTTATTGAAGCTCTTGTCGAAGGAGAAGACTATGAGCTAAATGAATCTGTTCTTCTTGAGAAGAAGAAGTGGATTCAAAAGGCCATTAAGAAAGAGGGCGCTCTTCGCAAGACTATGAAGACCAAGGAAGGCAAGACCATTCCTGTTTCCAAACTTAAAAAGGCTGCTGAAAAGGGTGGTAAGACAGGAAAGAGAGCTCGCCTTGCTTTGACTCTCCGCAAATTAAACGAGGGCGGTGTAGTCGGGCAATTCAATGATTCCGATGATTCGAAGCCAGCAGATGAAAAAATTGCAACACAACCAGATAGCTTGGCAGAACTACAAGCAAGTCTTGAAAAAATGCAAGATGAATTTGCTCAAGCAGAATCAGACTTAAGCGATTCTGATTCACGTTGGAGTGGCACTATGGCTGGACGAGCAATGAAATCTAAGATTGCCGCTATGCAAGATAGCATTCGTCAGCACCCAGAAACTCAAGCTCAAATCGCAGCTGCTCAAGCAGCACGTGCTGCAGAAGGCCCCGGATTCTTCTCACAAAGAGGAGCAAGACCAGATGCATTCAGCAGAATTAATACTGCTGCAGAGCGTGGTTTAAATATGGGAGGAAAGAGACTTCCCCCAACAGACTATGATCTCGGAAAATCTGGTCGTAAAGAAAGATAAACCCCACTTGAGATAGCATCTCAGGTCCGACAACCCCGAGAAGTTCGGGGTTGTTTCTTTTATCTCTCTACGAATGAAACCCAATCTTGATGGACTACGTGACAATCTCCATATCCATCTTTAATCTTGGATACATCCCACCAAACGATATCTCCAACCTGAATGTCTTCTGTCAGCTTATCACCGACAGCAGTTACCTTTGCGGGAATAATTTTTGAAGTAGACTTTTCATTGTAGATGATTCCTGCATCAGTGGTCTTTTGACCACCGATCAAAGACTTAGCCAATATCCATTTGCCAACTGGTTTCATAATAATCTCCTAGTTCCTCAGCTTGGATTCGAACCAAGACAAAGAGGTTCAAAGCCTCTTGTGCTACCTTTACACCACCGAGGAGTAAATTTTGGCACAGTAATTATTCATTATAATACCTGATGCCGTTCCAACATTGATGCTTCTCACAGAACCATACTGAGGAATGTAAAGAAGATCATCACACATACTTAGAACATCTTTTGGAACCCCAATTTGTTCTTGGCCAAAGATCATGATGTAATGAATGTTAGGATCGAATTCATATGCATTTACGTCTTTAGCTTCAGGAACATTATCGATACCAATTACTCTGACTTTTTTTCCTCCGGATTTATCACCATATCCAGAAGAGTGCATATCCAAAAAAACGGAAAGAGAATCAATATCGCGTACATGACGAAAATTGGTGTAGTGATGAGTTCCAACAGTCCCCCGCCTGTCGTATTTTTTATGCCCATAAATTAAAACTTCTTTCGCAAGAAACGCATTAGCGTTTCTAATGACGGTTGCAATATTAAAATCATTGCCAATGTTGCAACAAACAACTGAATAATTAAAACGCTTATCATCAAGGTCTGCTCTAATAGCATCGTCATTCCAATAGTGATAATGGTCAATAATGTTACGAGTTTCCATTTCCAACTACCTTAAATCCATTGGCAATTCTGATTTCTTCACAGAAGGTATGATACTGGCTTCCAAGTTTGCAAAGTTTTCCGGGATTTCCAGTTACTTCACAAATGGAATATGTATCATCTTCTGCTTTATCTACCAACTTGCACAGTTCTTTGTGGAACTCATGATCTTCGCAAAAGGAAGTAAAGTAGAATCGAAGTCCACCAAACTTTTCTTTAATTTGAAAAACAGTAAACGGATACTCATCAGGATTGTAAGTATTGTTTTTTAGGTGTTCTTCAATAAGAACAGTCAGATCTGCACAGAGTTTGTCAACTCTGGAAACCCAACCCGCTGGAAGAGAATAGTATGCCGACTTATCCATGTTCTTGAATACAACGGGATACTTGGCAACCAACACATCAATCTCATCGTTTACTTCAATGATTTCTTTTGGATTCATTCGTCTTTTCCTTTTCCCCAGCCATAAATTCCACGATCAGGATGATGCATGCTTTCTTTATAAAATTCTTTTAGAGTCATATCAAAGGGATAGTGTTTTAGGACTGCTCTTGCTCGTTCTCTGATTGCTTTTGGAACACCGGGTGTAAGTTTTGGGTCCAAAAGATCAAATAAGAATTGTTTTGCATTTACAAGACTGTTGTATTCTTCGTGTGGAAGCGTCATAATGACCCTTACGGGATTCGAACCCATGTTATGGCCTTGAAAGGGCCGTGTCCTAGACCGACTAGACGAAAGGGCCGGGGGAAAACTACTATCCGTTATTCAAACTTTGCGCGGATCTCAAGAATCAGAAATCCAACAAGCATTCCAATTACGCTTCCCATTACTGCACCTTCGTAGTTCTTGTGGAACAAAAGGCCAACCATATTGATGAGAATCAGAATTGCGAAAGGCATCATTAACTTGTTCAAAAGAGTTTTCATATGTTTATTGTACTCCATCCTAGTGTAAAGTCAAGCAATCAGGCATGCTGGATTTGAACCAACGACATCTTGCTCCCAAAGCAAGCACTCTACCAAGCTGAGTTAATGCCTGTACGGTTTATTTATATATGAATTACTTACCAACCGTAATGGTAATTTTCTGTGCCATAGTTAGACACAAAAGCAACAGAGAAATGGTAGCCGTAATAAGCGTGGTCACCATGGCAGCATCAGCAAGCAGTCCGAGGAATCCCTTGACAGGGAGAATGTTAAGTGTCTTGGTTTCAACCTTCTTCGATGCAATCTTCTTAGTCATTTCAATATTCCTTTCTTTTGTTGTTAATATAAATTAAGATCTCAGCGATACCCATTGCTATTATGGGCATAAAAGTAAACAAAGCAAACCAATAAAATGTTATTTTTCCTTCACTCACCGAATGCTGTCCAAGGTCTGCCGCGCAGAGCGCGTCCATTCTTGTGAATGATCGTATGGTGTCCGAAGTCTACGCACACATACCGTCCGCACCAAACTCCAATATTATCGCAGTGAAGATCGCCGCCCATCACACAGGGAAGATTCGTGGCATACTGCGTAGGAAGATCGTCAGTAGGAACCGAAATCTTGGAAAGCAAAATCTTCATTGCCTTGCAAACCTTTTCAAGGTTCTTTATTGACTGAACCATGTCAGCACAGCAAGTCTGATATCCCCATCTCTCAGCCTGTCCAAACTTATCGACAAGAACAATTCTCTTACCAACAGGAGGAGCCAGTCCGATCTTTGCTGCTTTCTTCTGACGAATCCATGCGTTCTTCGCTTCTTTCTCGCTCCAAAACACTTTCAGACCAAATTGATCTTTGACATTGATTGCAGCATTATTCTCAAGGAAGATGCAGCTGGCTCCACCAAATCCATCATCATCACTCTTACCAAGATAATATTTGAGCTTGGCAAACTCATAAATGAGAATACCATTCATCTCGCGCTTTGGCTTGAACTGGGGATAGTCTGCTTTGAGCATAATCATTTTTAATTATTACTGTTCGCCAGAGTTTGTGCAGGTTTTTACTGGATTTTTCTTTTTTGTAAAAAGTTGTTTGCAGTACCCTACAAATATACCATAGCATATGATCGGGAGCAAGAAACAAACACAAAGAAACACCACAAACGGATCAAAAAACTTTGTCGGTCTGTAATTGGGATCTTTCCATTCAGTCTGTTGCATAAGTTCCGATCCTCAATTCTCCCGAATCATCTTCGTAGAGAAAAGTGCAGTTATCTTTTTCAGTCCAGCATCCACAGTTTGCGTATATTGTCCCATGCACTTCCGCAATTTTTGGATTGTGAAGATGACCGCAGATCACACCATCATACTTTTTATCTTTTGCATATCTGCATATAACATCTTCAAAACTTTCGATGAACTGTGCTGCCCTCTTGACTTTAATCTTTACATACTTGGACAAAGACCAGTATCGCATTCCCAATGCTCTACGGCACCAATTAAAAATTTCATTTAGATCAAGCATAATTTCGTATCCTATGTCTCCTAGTTTGTACAGAGAAGAACTGATTGGATACTTGGTTAGCAAATCAAACTGGTGTCCATGAAGAACAAGAAACTTCTTTCCGTTCTTCGTGGTATAATCCATTCTTTCGTAGAGAGAAATATTTCCAAATATTTCATGTCCTATAAACTTTGCCATGAACTCGTCATGGTTTCCATAGATGTAATGAATTTTGGTTCCCTTACGAGAAAGTTTCAACAGTCTTTCTACGACTTCAACCTGTCCAATTTGCTTCTCATGTTTCATGGAGAATGCGTCCTTGAATCTCCAAATGTCTATGATGTCACCTACCAAGTAGATGTTATCAAAGGTATTGGACTTCAGGAAGTCTGTGAGAGGCTTGTACTTTGCTTTTTTGGAGGCAAGGTGAAAGTCTGACAAAAAGACTGTTGTATAGTGCATTTAGAATATTTATTAGTGCAATCCAAGTTCTTCATCAAGGTCTGAGAGTCTGTCCATTGCCTGTTCCTGCTTCATTCTCTGAAGTCTCTCGGGTGTTCTAAACTTCTCCATAAAGGAACACTTGCAATGCTCAAACTCACGGTCGTCCTTGTGAATAAGAAGCCCGTCCCATTCATCGCACCAATGCCATCCATTCGCAACTTCCTCTCCGGTCAACATGACATCTTCGTTGCCATCAAAAGGCTGCATGAGGTAATTCCAACGCTCCTGAGACATTCCGTGTCTATCAAACATTGCTTTCCTCCTTGAAGCAGTCCCAGCCAAGTTCAGCGGCGTAATCTTGGGCTGTCATGCTGCTTGCACTTGGCTGGCCCTTCACATACAGATCACAGAGATCCCTTCTAGCCTCATTACGTTCTTCCTCCAAGTTGAGAAGCCTCACATAAGCCTCACAGATATCCCGCAGAACATCAGGGGGGAGATCGGTGCGCTTGCTATGGCAGCGTAGGCGGTAGTCTAGGGGCTCGTACTCGGGCATCAGAGTAAGTCCTTGAAGTTCTCAATCTTGACGCTGATCTGCTCCAACTGATCGGTGATCTCGTTGGTGGTGATGTTACCCTCAAAGATGTCGCTATTCAACATCTCAACCATCTCCTGAATCTTATCCATACGGTCATGGAGGGTGAGGGGAGTTTTTTCGATCTTGGTCTTGTTCTTGGTAGCCATGTCAGCTATTTTCTTCTTTGTAAAGTTCTTCAATTTTATTGTTCACGATATCAAATAATTGCATTGTCTCGTTTGCTGATTCTATCAGGGTTTCTCTAGAAAGCAAACTTTTGAATGGTTCTGAAGGATTGTCGATAAATTCTATATCTTCATCCAAGACAGAATTAATAATATCATAAAGATTAAAAATTTGTTCTTCGGTAAATGACAGAGTAATGAGATCATTATCGTCCATATCATTCTCCAAAGGGGTTGCTGCCATCGTCAAAGAGGGGCATGTCTACTTCGTAGTCCTGATCGAAGCAGTAGTCAAGATCACGCTCGCCCATCTGCTTGAGTTTGTAATACTCCCACACAGGCCCGGATGATGCGTTCCACTCCCACAGAATCCTTCTCATGACATTGATCTTGTCATTGAGGCGGACAATCTCAGCCTTGAGTTCGTTGATATCGTCGTTGTTGTTCATACCCACAATATAGCCTTACCCAGCACTCTTGCAAGCAACAACCCTAAATAGATTGATGAAAAGTTTTCTCAAATTTTTGAATGAGGATGCCCAAGAGTTTACATCTGCGGCAACCAGCATCAACAAGAACAAACTCCCGGAAGCATACTCAACCATTCACAAGAGAATGGGGTGGCAGAAGGGAACTACCCATATTGATATTGGTGGTGGAAAGTTTGACAATGCCAAAGATTTTTTAGGAAATTTGGGAGTCGAAGCCCATGTCTTTGATCCTTACAACCGAACCCCCGAACACAATCAGGAAGTAATGGAACGAGTAGGCAAGGGCAAGGCAGACTCCGCATCGCTCTTTAATGTGCTGAATGTCATCAAGGAGCCGGAATACAGACAGGAAGCCCTCCGCACAGCCCATCAAGCCCTGAAGCCCGGTGGAAAAGTATTCATTTCCATTTACGAAGGGGATAAGACAGGAGTCGGCAAGAGAACCAAGGCAGACTCATGGCAGAACAATATGGCAACAGCAGCCCATCTCCCTGAAGTTCAGAAAATTTTCCCAAATGCCAAACTACAGCATGGAATCATACACGGAACAAAAGAATGAAAAATTTCAAAGAATTTTTAGAAAGTTATGATGTTTACATTGACAAGCCTATGGGATTCAAGAAGGCAGAACCCGAAGTAGACTCAGAAGAAGTAACTGATACAGAGGATGAAAGACAAGAGGAGAGTGCTAATCAGGTAGTGAAGTGATGGGGGGTAAATGTGGGGGAGAGTGGGAGCGAGTGGGGTAGAAAATTTTTAAGAATATTTGAGAAAGATTGAGTTAGAGACCCCTCATATAACCCCATTTAATCGTATTTCCCACCCCCTAGGAGCCGTCCGAACGTCTTTTAGCCCTCCCCGGGCCTCTAAACGACAAAGAGCCTATAAACGATCCTAGGCTGTCAAGCAAATACTTATAAATTTTGACAAATTTTTGAGAATTTTGACAATTATTTGTGCCTAGGGGGTCTCTCATCCCCTCTAGCTAGCCTTTCCAGAGCTCGTCCGTACTTTCGAACGACATTCTCATAGGCTTTGCGTATCCTGTCCGACAATTTATAATTTTTCTTCCTGTCCGTCATTCTACATCCCGTCCAGAGCTCTGAGGGGGTCTGCGTGCCATCCGCAACATTCCCAGAAGACCCCCCTCCAGCTCCCCCGGATAGTAGCTCTCAATTTTATTTAAAGTTTCTGGGTCCTGTCCAGCTGGATCCTGTCCGCCAATATTATTACAAATTTTTGTAAAGTTTATGAGACCGTAGTATAGCCCGATAAGGCAGAGCCCCATAATCAAAAGACCCACAAGTAACGCCCGATAACCCCCCGTCCTATAATCCCTGCGAAGATTATGGTAGACACCCAACATGGACGAGGGGGTTATCGGTCGCATGAACAGTCCCATAGTATAGCCTAGATATGGGGGTTGTCCAGCAATGCGACCACAAGTCCCAGAAGTAATTCTGGGGAAGTCAGCAAATACTTTGAAAGATTTTGAAAAATTTTTGAGGGGGTCTGGCCCGCGTCCCGTCCGAACTACTATCCGCCGCCCCTCAAATAAAATCAGAGAATTTGGAAAAACACCAAATTCTCTGATAGTAGCTCAAAGACATAGCCCCCGGACTGGCTCTCTCCTTCCAGTCCGGGGGAACTATGCAAAGAATCTTTTACTTCTTCGGGAAGGAGAGGGCGACCCCGTACATGGAGTCGATCATCTTCTTCACGGGCTGACCCGCCACGATATCCACATACCGGGTGAGGAACACGCGATTCCCGCTGCGCTTCGCCATCGTCTTGATGAAGGTGTTCTTGATCTTGGTGAAGGTTCCACCGTCCGCAATGGCATCCTCGTCCTTGACGATCTTCGGGGTCTTGGTGAGGAAGTAGGAGTCGTAGCCGGGGAAGATGTCCGGGTGAACCATCACGCAGCCGTCCTTGTACGCCTCCTCCGCAGCAGCGTACCGGGGGAGGTCGGACACTTCGACACGGTGGTTGCGGTGATCGCCGTAGAAGTCCTCGCGCTCCTTGTGGCTCATGCAGAAGCCCATGAAGGTCTGATCGTTCATCCGATGACCGCCCACATACATCCCGATGCACCGGGCGTTCAACTTGGCGCGGAGGCTGTTGAGCATGGTGCTGATGACCATGTTGCCGATGCAGAGTCCGGGGGTGTCCATCGTATGGACGCGCTCCACCGTGCCAAGCATCTCGTTGACCACCGTGATCGTGCTGTTGGAGCAGTAGCGGTAGAGGTTGGAAGTCTCTGCGTCCTTGACGGTGACTCCGTTGGGCGCACCGTCCGTGACCACCATGAGGGTCGGGATCTGAATGTTGTTCTCCGTGACCCAATCCTTCATGTATTCGGTGGCAATGGCGAGGGCTTCCACGGTCGGAGTGCCGTGCAGCGTGAGGAGGTTGGAGCCGGGGAGGTCGGCAGAAACGAGCGACCCGTAGAGCATGGAGAGCAACTGCTCCCGCTTCTTCGCATCGTCCTTCGATGACGCGAGGTGGATCAGACGGGCGTTCTCGTACAGAATCCCGGTCGGGCAGGAACGAGCGACTTCCGGCTGCAAGGGGTGAATGAACTGCTTGCCCTCGTTGGCGGGGTTGTTGTGGAAGTCGTGGTAGGACTTGTAGAACGCATCCCCGTACATGGCGTAGCCGTGAACATCGGTGAAGCCGAACACATCGAACGGGATCTTCGCCTTCTCGCAGAACCACACCAACTGGAGAACCTGAAGGAAACAATTTTCGATGCTGCTCTGCATCGACCCGCTGAAGTCAAGCAGGAACACGATGCCGTGGTTCTTGCCGTCCTTCTTGACGATCTTCGACAGGAAGATATCGTCATGGGTGCGGTACTGGTGCAGACGGTCAAGGTTCAGCATCCCGGTCTGCTTGGGACGCTCCCGGCGGATCTCGTCCGCAGCCTTCTTGCGCTCAAACTGCGCGACCAACTGGCGCACGAACGCATCGGACTGGCGCACATACTCCCGGTACTTGGTCAGGGAAGCCTCAAGGTAGTAGGGGTTCGCGGAGGTGAACGAATCACGCAGCATATCGGTGCTGATGATCGCCTTGCGGTAGTCCTTCAGCCCGGTGAGGGTGATGACGGAGGAGGTGTAGGTGTCCCCGTCCTTCTCCTTGCCACCGCCCTTGATGTCGGTGTCCATGAGGATGCCGTCCGCAGGATCGCCCTCCTGCTGCCCGTTGGGATCACCGGGCATCTCCACCTTCTTCATAGCCTCCTGCATCTCCGGGTGACGGTAGAGGAACTTGGCGACTTCGATGGTTTCCTCAAAAGTCTTGACGGCATCCACCATGTCCGCGATCTTCTGCTCCTCCGGGGAGAGGTTGACGGCGAGGAAGCCGGGAACGCCCCACTTGAAGTGGAGGTTCAGGCGGTTGATGATCCCGCTCTTGGAAATGTCCATCTTGGAGAAAGAGAACATATCCCGATCCACGATCTCCTTGTAGCCCAAGTAGAAGTCGCGGCGCGTACCGGGGTACTTCGCCTTCATCATCTTCTCAATGCGGACATCCTCCACCATGTTGGCGATCCGCTGAAGGAGCATCTTGTTGAAGCCCTCCTGCTCCGCAGCAGCAAGCAACTCCTCGCTGCGCTCGTAGGGAGTCCACAGGGCGTGGCTGATCTCATGGGCGATCAGCATGGTCTGCACCGTTTCCGACACATCCCAAATGGGCATCGTCAGGTGGCGCGTCTTGGTATCGAACGAGGCAGTCTCCGCGTTCTGATCGAACGAGAAGGACAGGTTCTCGGAGGCAAGGGCGTTGGCAAAGATGGAGAGAGAGTTGGTCATGGCAGTATTGTACCACAGTCTGCGTGGAAGTCAGTAATTGGGAGAGAGAAACTTTCGATTTTTTGTGGGGGTCCGGTAAGCGTGCGGGGCCGTCCAGACTACTATCCGCCGTCCTGAAATAATAATAAAGTTCTCCGAGTCCTCGGCCCTTAAGGGGGCCTCGGATAGTAGTCCGCCATCAGCTGCCCCGCCCCCCGAATGGGGGGCGGGGCATGAACAGCATCAGACGGTGACGGGCTTGATGAGCGAGGTCAGGTCATAGACCCCTCTGCTGACTGCGCTGCCGTAGTCCTTCAGCACCCAAGTCGGAATGCCCTTCATGTTGATCGACTTGGCAACATCAAGAAGGTCAGCCTTCGTGAAGCAGTCGGTGGGGCGGTTGTGGACTTCCGCGAAATGCTTGGCGGCTTGGACGAAACGATTGCGCTTGTTGAGGTATGGCATTTTCTTTTTATTTCTCTTTCTTGGTTAGGCGTGAACTGCGTAGGTGGTCGGGGTCACGGTGTTGCTGTTGTTCACCGGGATGGTCGTGCCGATGTCGTTGAGGATCGCGTCGATCTCTCGCTTGGCGGCTTCGACGGAGGGATTCGGCTCCTCCTTCATCCCCTCCGGGGTCGGGAGCATGGTCGGGTCGATCTTGGTGTAGAGGTTGTAGAACGCCTCCTGCGTTGCCGAATCGAACCGGGTGAGCGTCAACTTGATCGCCTTCTCCTTGTTGTTGAAGATGGCGAACGCCTTGCAAATCTCCTCCAAGCGGCGGGTCGTGAGAATGTCATCGTAGCCACCCGCCTTGAAGCCCATGCGGATCGTTTCCGCCCACTTGACGAGGTACTGCGCGAAATCCTTGTCCTCCCGCCCAAACGCCTTCATCTTGCGGATGATGATACGAGCCTCCACGGTCTTGTCCGCGTAGTCCTGCTCAAACCAGTAGGAGAAGCGGTCAAGGTAGGCTTCGTTCAGGCAGCGCGTACCCACGAACCGATCAGACTCGCCCTTGCCCTTCGTGTTGGCAGTCGCCACCACATTGAAGCCGGGAGCGGGCTTGACATACAGACCGATCTTCTTGAGGAACACGCCCTTGCCCTCAAGCACGGGCTGAAGGCACATCATGCGCTCCGTCCCGAGGTCGATCTCGTCAAGCAGCAGGATCGCGCCCCGCTGCATCGCCTGAATCACGCCGCCGAACACGAACTTCGTTTCGCCGTTGATGAGGCGGAACCCGCCAAGCAGATCGTCCTCGTCCGTTTCGGCGGTGATGTTGACGCGGACGAGTTCCCGTCCGCTGTTGGCGCAGACCTGTTCGATCATGGTGGTCTTGCCGTTGCCGCTCATGCCCGTGATGTAGACGGGAGCGAACTGCTTGGAGGCGAGGATCGTGCTGATGTCCTCGTAGTGACCCCACGGAACGAAAGTGTCGTTCTTGACGGGGACGAGGTTCAGGTCGGACGGGGACGGCATGGTGAGGTTGTAGGTGTTGCTGTTCATGTCGGTGATTGTATCAGAAGCGGAACCGGAAGTCACGAAATCTTCGTGAGAGTTTTCAATCTTTTCTTCGGTGTCGGTCAGGGTGATTTCCACGGAGACCATCTCCGGGATCTTGTAGTGTCCCCGATCAGCACGGCGAGTCGGGTCTTGGGTGAGCCAAGCAGGGAGAACCTTGTAGCAATCCTCGCCCCGTGAGAGGGAGGAGGAGAGAGCAGTCAGGCAGTCACGGCGACTGTAGACTGCATCACCAATGCTGAAGGGCTTACCTGCTACGCGGGTGAGTGCGTTGAGAAAGTTCTGCTTGCGAGTGTCGATGCTGTTCATGGAGAACATTGTAACAGAAACTTTTGGGAAGTCAAAAATTGGTGGCGAATATTTTGAAATATTTTTGAGGGCCGATAAGCCGTCCTGTCCGGGCTACTATCCGGAATAATAATATCCCCCAATCCTCAAAAATTGCTTTAAGCGGCAATTTTTGATAGTAGCTCAAAGAAAGAACAGAGCCCTCGCTTGCGCGAGGGCTCTAGGGAACTAGGAGCCCAGTAGCGGGAAGGCTCCTATGTACAATGAGTGGAAGGGGCGGGAGTTGCACCCACATATTCACGCTTATAAGGCATGCGCTCTAACTACGATTCAGCCACCCTTCCGTATTGGCTAATCTTACGGCTAGTTCCCAACCGTGCATTCACAGAATGCCTCTGTGTGGTTTCTTCGGAAACCACCAAACTCTTTTATAATATAATCATCTTGGTTCACATTGTAGCACCTATTCCTTTCTTGTCAAGCGTTCCCGGTTGGATTCGAACCAACGACCTGCCGCTTAGAAGGCGGCTGCTCTATCCTGCTGGGCTACGGGAACTCTCTAATAGCATCGGTGGGATTCGAACCCACACTTTGTTGATTTTGAGTCAACTGACTCTGCCGTTGGTCTACGATGCCGTGAATCGGATTCTATCACAGGTTTGGTCGCCTGTCAAGTCCAAACTGCGATTCTATTTTTTCATAGAATTCGCCATTCCGTGGGACGATCATCTCATGGATCCTGCCCGTGTTGATGTGTTCGCCTACGTCATCCTTCGCGTCGTAGTAGGCATTGATCAGTTCCTTCGGAGGATTCGCATGCCCCTCCAACCAGTACTCCATCATCTGGTCCATCACGATGGAGAGTCTGTCGTAGGCTTGGCAAGCGCCAGTGAGAAGTTCGATGGTCTCTTCGTTTGTCATAATGCCTCCGGCGGGACTTGAACCCACAACCAATAGATTAAAAGTCTACTGCGCTACCATTGCGCTACGAAGGCGAATTTGGGAACCCTGTTGAAGCCGGGTTCCCACCCGCATACCCTTTGCATACGGCAGTCGGGACTTGACTGCTATTCGCCGCGCCTACCAGTTTCTCCCTTGCGGGAAGCATTGTCCTATGGACGCCAACTGGAATTACGGTTAGGCTCATTGGCTTTGCCCATTATACCCGATGGGCGCGGGTTTGTCAGGAAACACCCACTCCGGTTTCCTTCACAACTTCACCGTCCTTGTAGTGGGTCGCTCCCTTGCCCAAGCATCCCGGCTCGTCAAACGAGAGGATGATGTAGGCGTTCGGGAACATCTCCGACAACCTGCGAATGACGGGTTCCGGGGGAGCCCATGCAGTCTCAAACCAGTAGGTGAGGGAGGTGTCAGTCTCGCTCATGTGGACTTCGGACACAGACCACTTGGTTCCCCAGTTGTTGACTCGCCATGAGTACCACTCCGGCATGGCTCCCTTCGGATCACTCTGGGGAATGTCGCTCTTGCGCCGGGGATCTTCCGGGTCAAGGATGCAGTCGGGCTGCGGGATCACATTGTGAAACGAGAACAGAGTCTCGTTGCTCGTCAGGGGAGTCTTCTCCACCACATTGAAGGGGCGGTAGTATTCCGTTCCCAACAGAAGATTCTTGATCTTCTTGCGAGTCTCCGCACCTGCGCGAATCGTGATCTTGTTGCTGCACCAGTTTGGCATGGCTGTCTCCTTCTCCCTATTATAACCGGGGGGACTCGGCTTGTCAGAAATGATTTCTGATTTTTAGTCAGCCGGGTGATCCATCTCGGAACTGCTGTCGAACGGGTACATCTCGCGCTCCGTTTCGTCAGCGTACTTGTCGTAGGAGGTCATCAGCCGCTCCTGAATCAGCATCAGGAACGCTGCCCAACCGGGGTGAAAGTCAGGACGCTCGCCACGAAGAACCGAATCCTGAAGGCTGTTGCCGATCTTCTGCGAGACACCGTGCGCCATCATTCGCATGATGGGCTTGGTGTACCAGTCGTGGACTTGGCTGCACATAACCGCCAAAGCCTCAACCATCTGCTGCGGGGACGGCTCATGCTTGGCGATCTGCGGGTGGTTCGGGTTCTCAAAGAACCCTTCAAAGTTGTTGTCGCTCATCCCTGAATCCTCTCTTTGATGGTGGTGTGAATGTCGATGATGAACTCGTACTCCTCGTCAGTCACCATCTGCGGGCTGCTCATGGAGGCGAGGATGCTGTAAGCCATCGCAAGACGGCTCATCGCGGAATCATCCTCTGCCCACAGGGGGTTGGCATTGACGAACTTGGCAATCTCGTTGATGAGATCGCTGATGTTGCAGGTCGTGGGGGTTTCGGGGCGGTGCTTGCTCATGCGGGTATTGTATCCGGTTCGGGTGAGGAAGTCAGAAATGCGTTCACCACATTTTTTGATGTTTTCATGTAGCCCAAGAACCTCTGAATGTCCTCGCTCTTCCAGTCATCTCCGAAGGCGAGGTGGAACTCCATGAGGGAACCATCACCCGAAATGTCCACCATGATCTTGAGGGAGGACATCGGATATTCGGCTCGTCCGACACAGACCATCAGGCTTCCGAAGTGAATGCTCTGAAGAGTATGCTTGGCTCTCCTACGCATCCACCCGAAGTTCTTGGTGGGCTTGTCCCGGCGAATGATCTTGGCGTAGATCATTCGAAGTCCTCCGGGTCAACGAAGTCGGGAACATCACGGTCAAGGTCATCGTGACCGTAGCAAGTCTCGTCATCGTCGTACTCGTACTCGCCTGCCATGCGCTTGGCTTCTTCACGGCTGTAGCCCTCTGCCATCAGTTCAGCGACATAGTCCTCCTCGCTGAAGGTGTCATCGTAGGGCATGAGGTCGGCATCGTTGGTGTCGTCGGTGAAGTTGGGGTCGTAGGCGTTGCTCATGCGCGTATTGTATCCAACGGTTTCGGGAAGTCAGTAATCAGGAGCGATTTATTTTGGTTTTTTGGATGGTGTCCGAGCTACTATCCGGTCCCATAACTCGGTGGTCTCCAAGAAAATCTGCGGCCCTCTGAGGGCCGCAGATAGTAGTTGTGGTTCTAGACCCCGAACTCCTGAACATGGAGTTGGTAGAGCCGGGTGACAACGGTGGGAAGTTCCTCACCGCCCCCCACCGTGGCGGAAGCCTTGCGGTAGAAGGACACGGTTCCCTCGTCCAACTCTGCGATGAACTTGCGCGGATCTCCGTAGAGAGCCTGAATCACGGTCACGATGAGCATACGCTCAACGGGGGTGAACCAAGCCGGGGGGACGCTCACGGCGACCTCGCAGAAGGCGAGAGCGCAGTTCATCTCAACCGGGTCGGTCTTGACCTGTTCGATGGTCGTGGCGCAGATGCCGATGTTCTCAACGAGGGTGACGATGGCGGAAGTGCGTTGGGGGATGGTGCTGTTCATGGGTGTATTGTACCGGATCGGGGTGCGAGTGTCAGGAATTCCTCACGCGAAAGTCATGTTTTCTGCGGCTCGGCTGAATTCCATGCAGCCGCGCACATTGTCCTTGTGAAAGCGAATCCAGTCGCCCTTCTTGATGTCGAACCCGGTGATGTAGTCGGGGTTCTCACCACGGACAAACTTCGGGTGCTTGTCCTTCGGAATGACGATCAGGTTGCGGGTGATCTGACGGTCAACGGCAAGCGTACCGTCCACCTTGAGGAACGAGACTCGCACAGTCTCCCCGTTGGAGAGCGCGGTGCGAATGAGTTTGGCGAGTGATTCTTTGGCGTCCATTTTCTTTTTCTTTCTTGTTGGGGGTCGGGTGGGGGATGGAGGAGCCCATTACCTCCATCCCCCTAGCACCACCCTTTTAGTCGTGTTCGTTGTGGAGGGCGTCGTCCATTGCCTTGTAGGAGGCGATCTCGCGCCGGATTTCCTGCACCCACAAGGCGACCCACTCGGGGTCATCACGGAGGCGGATCTGCTGCGCGGCGTACTCCACATTCCTCATGCAGCCGGAGAGGTAGCCGTAGGCGTAGGCGTAGCGGTCGGAAACTCCGCTCGGGATCATCTTGGCGGTCTTGGTGGTGCTCATGGGTGTATTATACCGGGTTCGGGTGCGTCTGTCAGTAAAGGGGGAGAGAATATTTTTCAATTCTCTCCCCCCGATCCGGGGGTTACTTCACCGCCCACGCCATCAGGGTCGCCCGATCCGAAGGGCTGATGTCCAGAAGACCCTTCTCGCCCATCCACAGCACATACTGGGCGTAGACGCGAACCTTGTTGCCCTTGAAGCCCAGTTCCCGCTTGATGATCGTGTAGCAGGAAGGAGCCTTTCCGGTCAGGCGCATCTTGTGCTTGATCTCGGACTCCAGACCGATGCGGAGGGTGTGGGCGCGGAGCGCGTTGATCTGTGCGGGGGTGTCAAGGACGATGGAGGAGGGGGTGCTCATGCGTGCATTATACCAGACTGGCGTGGGAAGTCACTAATTGGGTACGAGATTATTTTAAAATATTTGAGGCGTCCGGGGGGCCGACTACTATCCGGCGAGGGGGCATCCAGTCCATAAAAAATCCGGAAGCCCGTGGGCTTCCGGATAGTAGCCCGAGGGAAAGCTGGCCCAAACTTCTCGGGCCAGCCCCCTTCCCGTCCATCCGCCCATTAGTCCGCCTTGCCCCGAACGATGATCCACAGAAGAGCCTGCAGCGTGGCGGGTGCCATGTTCACCGTCCGCGTAGCCGCGATGCTGCGGATAGCGTCCGCGATGGCACGGTATTCGGTCGCGTTCGGCGCGTCCTTGCCCAGTCCCGCAGCGCGGCACATCCACACATCCACCACGACCGCGTTCGGATCCCCGGCGATGGCACGGGCGAATGCGTTGGTCTTTGCTCCGCGCAGTCCGTTGAAGCCTTCCGCCACGCAGCGATCCGCCGCGACCACATGGGAGCGCAGACCCTTCGGGGCGATCCCCTGCGCGTACTGCGCCGCCTTCGCCTTATTGTGCGCCCAAGTGACGCGGGGCGAGAACGCGGAGACAACGCTAGCCGCCACTTCCATGTTCCATCCGGTGGACGGACGCAGCGAGTTAGCGAACGCCTGCGCCTCATCGTACCAACGCTCGGCAGCGTGGAGGTCGAAGAGCGTAGCCTGCGCGAGGAGCGTGATGAAGGATTCGGTGGCTCGGGTGCGGACGGTGAGGTAACGGTGGGCGGTGGTGCTGTTCATGCCCGCATTATACCAGACTGGGGCGTGCGAATCAGTAAATGGCGGCGAGAATATTAGAAATAATTCTATCGGACCTCGGGCCGTCCGCTGGGACTACTATCCGAGCGAAGCGAGGAGGTCCGGGGGCCATCGGCCCCCGGATAGTAGTGCCCCCTAGAAACAGCCTAGCCCCGAACGAATCGGGGCAGGGACGAATCCTCTTCGGCTGGTACGAGCACCACCTCGTTAGATCGTTAGCCCGGTCATGCGTACCGTCCCCTCCAGTACGCCGTAGCGGATCGCGTTCACCAGTTCGTTCAGTTCGCGCTTGGAGCGGTAGCCCGAGGTCACAGACTCGCAACCGCCCGAGGGGTGAACGCGCTGCAGTTGCCAGCCTCCGTAGGCTCCCTGCAGGTAGTAGGAACCGGGGACGGAGTTCACTCCGATGGCGGCTCCCGCATCATCGGAGAACCCCATAGCGGAGTTCAGGTGGCGGACGGAGAGGACGAGGTCAGCGATGGTGGTGCGCTTCATGGCTGTATTGTACCGTAGGTGGTGCGGGATGTCAGGAATTACTCCTGATTATTTTAGCGGGAGGTCTCCGGGCACTCCTCGCGCTCCGCTGCACCTGCCAGATGCAGGATTAGAACCGAGGCGGCGCAGGCTCCGAGCGTGAAAACGGAGTGCAGTAGATCACCTGCCATTGCAAGACCACCCGCGAGGAAGGCGGCAACGATGGCGTTGAGGAACATGGTTGCGCGGACGATGGTGTAGAAGGTGGTGCTCATGCGTGCATTGTACCGTAGGTGGTGCGAGGTGTCAAGGGGGAGGGAAAGATTTTCCCTCCCCCCGTGGGGTTCAGAACAGGACGAGGTCTTCGGCCTCCGCTGCGTTCGCAGCGTTGCACTCGTAGTACCCGCTCGGCCCGGTGTACGGGCGATTCTCCGTGATGCTCCACCCGTTCAGGACGAGGTGGCCGACGATCTTCAGGATGTCGTTGTGGTACAGGTCGGAAGCCCCGTGGCTGACGCTGTCGAACCGCGAGGGCTTGAACATCGGGTCGCCGCAGTAACGCAGCCAAGCATCCGATGCGGTCTGCCCCTCGCCGGGGTTGTACTTCAGCATCGTCCACCTCATGTAGCGCGGGGTGTAGGCGAACTCAACCACAGAGAGGTTGGTGGGGTGTGCGAGGCGGATGAGCGTGATGTGCTTGGTGTAGTCGGTGGTGGTCATGGGCGTATTGTACCACGCCGATGCCTCCCCGTCAGCAATTGGGCACGGAAAAATTTCAGGAAGTTTCGCACCAGACTTCCGTGCCCAATTGCTGACGGGGAGGCGGGAGTATGGTAGAATGCCGCCATGTGCAACACCACCCACAACCACGAACACGAACACTTCCCCTGCGACTGCCACCGCCCCGAGTACGCCTACACGGACTCGCTGTGCCCGATGTGCGAGGAGGAGCGCGAGCGCGAGCGCGAGGCGCGCAGGGGAGGGGAACACGCGGAGCCCTCCCTTGAGGAGGCGAGCCGCGAGGCGGACAACGATGCGTTCATCGACGCGGCTAGCCGGATGAGCCGCGAGGACTGGGACGCGGACAACGACTGGCTAGCGAGCGCGGGATGGGGCGAGATGTGAAGCCCACCGCCTAACCTCCCAGCCCCTCAGAGGCCCCCGCAAGGGGGCCTCTGAGTTTATTCGGAGGGGGGGGTGGTCGTGTCCAAACAGTGATTTGGGTCCCCTTTAGGATTCCGGTTATCGGGCGCGCTAGCCCACACCCCCTCCAAGATTCTCAAATTTTCTATAAATTTTTCAAAATACATGATATGCCTTAAAAATTTCCGGGCCCCAGAAAGCCTAAATACCTTAAAGGAAATTTTTATGCTAACAAAAATTAAAAATGCTTTGAGTAAGGTTACTAAGGTTCAATGGATCGTTGCAGGAGTCGTCGTAGCAGCTTTGGTTCTCTGGTTGGCTCTCTGACCCATTGAATGGATTAAAGCCTCTCCCTGTTCATTGTGGAACTAAGAAGAGGCTTTTAAAATCGGTTCAGCAAAAAATTTGGGACCCTTTTACGGGTCCCTTATTCTTTTAGGATCTTAGGTCTTTTCTTGTCGGGGGTATTAGCCCGTACTGTTTCTTATTGAAAGAAATTTCATCTCTTAGACCTTTTAGAGACATTGGAATCATTGTCTCTTTTTCTTCCGGAGCTGGAAGAGGCATCTTTGGTTTGGAACCAAATTTTGAAAATTGATTGACCGCATCAATGTGACCTTGGCTCAATTTTCCTTTTTCTTTGAATTGCTTCATACCTTCTTGATACAACGCATCAATCATTGCCAATTTTTCTCTACCTGTTCTTACAGCCATGCTTTTTTGTGTTCTAAGACTTGTTGGATCTTCTTGCCAACTTCTGGCAAAACTACCAGCTGCAGCCTTACCACCCATTGCATTGTTTTTTCTAGAATCAATAGTGGAATTGATTGTATTGAGAGCACTTACCTTTGAAGCTCCCAAAGCAGCACCTCCTCTTCCTTGTCTAACTGCATCTTGGCTATTTGAATATTGTGCGGCTCGCATGTCTTCTAGTCTTTTGGTGCTCAGAGTTGGGGCGACTCTTGCCTGATCTTCTGCAGACAATGTGGACATAGCATTTATATCTGAATAACGTGTAGATCCACCTTGGCCCGCTACCCCGCTTGCTGCTCCCGGTGTTCCACTTCTAGCAATTGATTGGCTATTAAATCTTGCTCTCGCAGCAAGATTTGGTGCAGTTTTTGCAAGTTCATCATAATTTTCTCTGGAAGCTGCTCTTGCCAAAGAATCTTTTGTTGCTTGATTGGCAACATCCAAATAACTCTTTCCAGTTGTTGGATTTACTTTAGCTTGTCTGGCAGCACGATCTGCATCCATTTTTGCAATAGCATCCAATAAAGCTTTGCTATCATCTTTTGTTTTTTTAGATAATTCTGCTTCAATTAAATTGATTTTTTCTTGAAGTTCTTCGCAAAGATTTTTGTAATAATTTGATAAGTAGTCCATGAGATTATTTATTATCTCAAATTTTTGTTTGCCGTATCCAATATATCCAGCTCCTCGTTGTAATGACGGCACTTGTGGCAGGTCGGGCACAGAAAATCGCCCTTTGTCATTTCTTCTTCCATCTTTTCAACGGTTTTGTGGGTATGCGGCTGGACTGTGCGACTTCTACGAGTCCGTGTCGGTTCTCGGCCACCCTCTTCTAGATGGTGAAATTCCAATACTGCTGGAATTCTCTTCCATCCACAGTCGATGCACTTACTCTGCCTCCGGATAGCCTTGTAGGTTTTCTTTACATCATTGACCCGGCGAGTTCTCTTTATTTTGGTTGAAGTTTTTTGAGGAGTCTGAGTAATGTTGTCTTCTTCGAATAGTGAGAGTGGCATGCAGAGAGTGTAGCACAAAAACCCCCGAAGCGAAAAAAATATGGGAGCCTTTTTTGGGCTCCCATATTTAATTAATTTTTAAGTTATTTTATTATCTTAAGTGTTTTCCAAGGAATTCAAGTTTTTCCAAATCTTTTTTATTTGGATTATCCCAATCGCTGTCTATTTCTATACTTAGACTGTCGTGTGCACTTTGTATTTCATAAGGAGTTGCCAAATGAATGTTGTCAGGGGTGATATCCCAGTGTTGCATTGCAGCGGCGTCTGGGCTTGCATTAAAAGCAGCTAGGTGCTCTTCGTGTGAATGATAGCCGGGTCCCAGATGAGGAAATCGTCTTGTTCTTTCTGCGATTCTTGCTTGTTCTGCATCGTTTGGTTGCCGTGTATTGCCAATATTTCCGGCTTCAGGTTGTTTTGGAGCCATTGGTGCTGGTGCACCGTTTCCGTATGCTTGAACTGGATATTTTTTAGAAGATTTTGATTTAGAATCAAATTCTGAATAGTATGATTCTGTTAAGAATTTTTTAAACTTTTTCATAAAATTATTTATAAGTAAAAGTCTTATTACGAATAAAAAGCTTTTTGCATTCCCTTTTTATTTGTTTTAACGTATTTTTCTTCCAGCATTAATTTTTTGATAAGTTTTTTCTCTAGCATCATCAAGTTTGATTTCTTCGGGTTTATCTGAACCCGTATAAAAATCTCTGCGGGCTGTTGATGCAATATGTTTTAAATCATCTGTTGTACTTGGTCTATCTGTAGAGCCGTATATCCCATTTAATAAATCATCTTCAACATCATCTATTTGCCCATCCTTTACAATATCTTGTAAAACTCTCAATGCTGTAGCTCTATCTACTTGAGGATCTGTTTTATTCGATATATTTCCTTTTAAAAAGTCTATAAGATCTGCACGTTCACCTGCTCTTTTTCTAGCCCCAGCTTCTAAGGCGGGGTTGCCTTTAGCTGCTGCTATTATTTCTTGGGGAGAACGAATTTTTGCCTCAAGAATATTAATTTGTTCTTGAAGTTGTTCGGATAAATTTTTGTAATATTTTGTCAAGTAATCCATTTTTTTTCCTTGATGAGGTTATTTATAGTTTTTATTTGTTTTTTGGAGTTGTTAAAGAATCTCTAATACTATGAATTTCTTTTACGGTATCTCTGAGATCGGAATGTATTCCACGAAGGTCTTCTTCACTAACGTCTGATAGACCCAATACACCTGAAAAACTTGACAACAATTCGTCCAATTCACTTAGTCTAGCTTTGTGTGTATCTGTAATTTTTGGATGTCGGCTAAGATCGTATATTTGTTTCATACCATAGTGTGACCCGCGATCTATTACATCTTCCAACTTTGACATTTCTTCCGATCTTACATTTCTAGCTTCAATTAATCTATTAATCTTGTCGTTCAAGAATTTATTTCTAGGTCCTGAATAACTTTCAAATGCTGGACGTAAGGTGGCCGTTTTTAGTCCTCCACTTGCTGAAATTTGTCCTTCAAATGGATCTGGTATTGCCATTAATTCTCTTGATCGTTGAACGGCAGATTCAAATGCTTTTTGATTTCGTTGGTTGGCCGCTCTAAGACCAGAATGTGGAATATGAATTTCAAATTCTCTATCAACGTGAGCCGTGTGATGACCAAATAATTCATCAGGATGAATAGCGTCTTGAATTCTGTGACCTCCACCTTCGTACCATTTTCTATATGCACTAACATCAGAATGTTCTGCCGGATTCAACTGTTTACCGTAAGGATCATTTCTTATGTGACCTACATGGTGGCCACCGGAATGTTGCTCTCTGCCAGCACGAACTTCCTCTTCTCCTGTATATGGATTTTTTCGGGTTCCAAATATTTTTTTGTGCTCTGCTTCGTCATCATTAATTCTTGCTGAATTTCTGGACAATTCAGCAGCAATAAAACCCAATGTAAGATTTGCTGCATGTTTTCCATCAAAATCAGCAACCTCAGCATCAATAAGTTTTCTTCTTTTTTGATCTATTTTAGCGTTATCGGCATCTAATTTTGCAAATTCATCCGCTGTATATGGTTTTTTCCTTTGTTTTGGTTCTTTGGTTGGATGTTTTGCTCTTGCACCCTCATAAGCATTCCATCTTGCTTGTGATCTAAAGCCCTCCACATGTTTGGCAGCATCTTCCAAGACTCTAATAATATTATTTCTTTGAGGATCGTTATCGCTTCCCCCACCCTGCATCCAATCTGTTATTGCTTTTTCGTGCTGTCTTTTTTGGATTTCTTTTGGATCCCATTTCTTGGATCTTTCTAATCGATCTTGGGCTTCTTCTTGCTTTTTTCCACCCCAACCACTCACTGCTTGGCCTGCTCCAGCAATTCCTTTTCCGATTTCGTCAACCACCCCACCTAATTTATTTTTGGCTTTATCATAGCCAATAATTCCGCCTGCAATAGCATTACCAAGTCCTTGAAGTCCTCTGCGTAAAAGATTTTCTTCCAAAACTTTTATTTGTTCTTGTCTTTGTTCGCAAAGATTTTTATAGTAGTTTGTTAGATAATTCATAAAATATTCTTTCTTAGTAAGTGGCGTTTGAACTATGATGTGGGGTCGTGGGCGGTTGGGGGAATGGTGCCTGATACCGACCTCTTCCCATTTGAATAAATTTTCTCATGGCGGCAATGTCGGCAGGAACTACTACGGCCTTTCCAGATTCCCTTGCTTTACGGGCCACTTCTGCTGCTTCTCTTTCGCTATTCCCATGGTCAATTGGTTTGATTTCAAACCCCATCTCATCCCGCGTAGGATCCACTCCTACAAATTCTTCATCGGGTGGGCCAAACTGAGGTCCCCCGGCTACCTTCTCACCGGTTTTGGCTATATCTGCCATAACATCTCCAACTTGTCTGGCGGTTTCCACATCTCCCGTCATGGCAACATCACCCATTTGCGCCATGGCATTATTGATTAAAGCTTGTCTTCTTTCGGCTCTTCTTGCCCATGGAGAATAACCAGAATTTACTGCTGTTGGTTCGGTTTGTCCTTGCATTTCGGCAGAACCGATTTGGTACATTTCTTGGGGGCTGCGAATGCGTGCTTCCAAAATGTTTATTTTTTCTTGAAGTTGTTCGCAAAGATTTCTATAATAGTTTGTTAGGTAATTCATTTTTTCTCAGTATTGTTGTGGGGTGACGTGCATTGTTCTTTCCGGTGATTCGACATCTAGTTGTTGGTCGATATCAATAATATTTTTCATAACTCTCTCTGCCTTGCCTCTTGCAATTTCTGATTTGAATGCTGGTACAACTGCCTCTTTACTAGTTGCACCAAATCTTCTTGTAGCCTCTAAAGATTTGGCAGCTTCTGTGCGAGCTACTTCTTGTGCTCTTTCCCATCTTTCTCCTGCCTTTAATTCTTCCTTTTTGAGAAGTTCTGGGTCTTTAGTTTTCATAGCTTTCTTTAATCCAGCTTCAAGCAAATCAATTTTTGCTTGCAAATCTTCACAAAGATTCTTATAATAGTTGGTAAGATAATTCATGAAAATATTTATAAATATTAATGTTGAGGAAGTTTTAATCATGAGAAATCAAAGAAAATCTTTGGAAGATACAATTCGTGCAGTCCACAATCAGCATAAGAATAAACCGTCTCCGCTTCTGTTTGTGAACAAAGATCTTCCTATGGCACCACTACAGCAGGGAACACCCCCGACCCCAGATCTAAGAAGCAATCTTTTGTCGGGATTCAAGCCAAAACAAGATACATTTCGTTAAAATATAAATGATCCATAAATTTCAAAATATTTACGGAACGACTTATGTAATTTCGGCAGATTTGAAAGATTATAAAAATCAATTTTCAGATCTAATATTAAAAATTTTAGAAGATAAAAAATTACCTTTTAATGATGTCTATGTAAAGATGCCCGTATTTCTTTCACAAAAGTTTATGGAGCTTGTGTGGGAAGGAAGTTTGAAATACAAAGAGGTTGAAACTAGACACGACAAATTTATGGTAAAATTCTGATGGCCGAAGAAACACCCGATTACAATGACGCTCTTAGCGAAGAAATTCTCAAAGGAATGGAGGAGACTTCCTTTGAGAAAACATATCGTGGAAAATATCAGGGTTCAGCATTGCAACAAGAGACATACTCTTCACTACAAAAACAAGATGTCTTGTTCCAACAATACATAGCAAACAATTTCGGATCATACGAAAATTATCTCCAGCAAAAGAAAATTCAAACAAATATTGCGGTTTTTGATCCTAATGTCCATTATATGATGGATGTGTCAGTCAATACCGAAGATTCGACATATAAATCGGATCACATTTCTCCGGATCAACTTATCCTAGAAGCATTGAGTGGAGTGTGCACTATTGTTTTCGTGGATTCTAAAAATAATGTAAGAAGAATCAACGGAACATTGGAAAGAAGCTACATGCCAACGAAAGAACTTCAAACCAGATCAAGCTTTTTTTCACCAATGCCCGGTGACAGAATCGGCATATGGGATCTGAATGAACAGAAATGGAAATCTTTCTACATGGCAAAAACTATAAGATTCGTCCGCGATGACACAATTGGACTTGAATAAATATATTTGATGGCCGATCATGATTCCAAACGCACTGATCATCTACATGCGGTTCTTTTCAGAGAAGCGAAGATTATACTTTCGAAATATGAAGACTATCTTCGGGACAAGATTGGTTCTAAAGAACTCGCGCAAAAAATGTTGAATCTGCGCGATGCAATCGAAAAGATTGAAAACCATCAAAAGAGATAATTGACATAAAGATTGTGGAGTGTTATATTATGGACATGATTGTTAATTACGAGCCTAAGCTTGATTATTCTGACGTACTTATTGTACCATCTACCTCTAAAGTAAAATCCAGAAAAGAAGTTTCACTGGAAGTTGAAAAAACTTTTAAGTCTGGTGTTACTTGGAGAGGTGTTCCGCTGATGGCAGCAAATATGTCTACAGTCGGTACGCATGAAATGGCAAGTGTATTGTCAGAATACAAAATTGTAACTTGCTTGAAAAAAGGTGGTAATTATTATTCAAGCTTTGCATCCACTTATCCCGATAAAGAAAAATATGTTTCTTTGACTCTTGGTTTGGATTCCGAGAGCAAATTGTTTGTAGATTCAGCAAGTATTGCTGACCCTACTTTTGTTTGTGTCGATGTGGCAAATGGCTACATGACAGAGTTTCATAATTTTACAAGAAAGGTTAGAGAAAAATGGCCGAAATCAATTCTAATTGCTGGGAATGTCGTGACCCCAGAGGGGGTAGAGGCATTGTCACTAGTTGGCGTAGATCTCGTAAAGGTGGGAATCGGGTCGGGGTCGATGTGTCTGACCCGGCGAGTGGCGGGAGTCGGGTATCCCCAGCTCTCAGCGGTGCTAGAGTGTGCGCAAATAGCAGAAGCATTAGGTATTGGGATCGTTGCTGACGGCGGAATAGTGCACCCCGGCGATTTTGCAAAATCTTTTGTTGCTGGTTCGGCTTTTGCTATGGCTGGTGGCGTATTTGCTGGTCACGATGAATGTGGTGGTGAAATTAGACATGGTGAGCATGGAGAGCTCCGAATGTTGCACTACGGCATGAGCAGCAAGACTGCAAATGAAAAGTACAATGGCGGGCTTTCCGATTATAGAGCATCGGAAGGAAGAACAGTTGAAGTACCCTATCGCGGATCTGTACGAAATACGATACAGGAAATTTTTGGTGGTTTGCGCTCGGCTTGCTCTTATGTTGGCGCTTTTAACTTGCCTGAACTGTATTCGAATGGTAAACTGATTAAAGTCAATCGCACTATTAACAACATTTTTG